ATGTCAAAAAGCCCGGGAATTTGGGTTAACCTCTGAGAAATCTAAAGTGATAACGGAACAACTGGAACTTAAAAAACAGGGGAAGCGAAAGTGTTATAAATGCAAAAATATCTATCCATATACCGACGAATATTTCAGGTCTAGGTCGTTATGTAGAGTGTGTGGGTCTATTCACCGGAAGGGACGTTATCAGTCTTTGATGAATAATTTAACTCTTGAGCAACTACTTGATTTGAGATGCAAGCAGGCATATCAGCGTTCGTGTAAAAAAGGATGGGAGTTCAATTTATCACCGGAATATTTGGCAAATATCTATCGAAAACAGTCCGGTCTATGTTTTTATTCAGGGATAAAAATGGAAATTTCACTGAAAGGATATGCTACAAACAATTATGTATTATCCATTGATAGAATAGATTCTTCCAAAGGATATATTACCGACAATATTGTATTGTGCTGTGATGCAGTCAATACAATGAAGATGCAGATGGAAAGTGAAGAGTTCATTCGCTTATGTAGAACAATTGCCGATAACAATCTGAATTCGCTGATTAGATAATGTCAACTATTTTATTTGTTCAAATGGAGTATCACATAGAAGATCTACATATTTCATTATCTTTGTATGAGTTTCGTCTTCTATTTTAAAATTCCATTTTTTAGTTGCAGTATTATCAATCCATTCACGGAGAGATGTACCAAATTCTTCTGATCGTGCTTTAATATCACAGCAAAACTCAGCCAAATATACATCTGGCATATCTTTAATTCCTCCAGTCCAATTTTCAGGATGGTGTGAATTAGTCATATTATGTTGATGAATAGCAAGTTTCAACTTTAACTTATTTTCTTCAGATGGATTATTGAGGGATAAATATTCAAATTCTATACCATAGAATTTACTTGCATCATGAACAAACCCATTGGCAATTAACCGTTTACCTAAGTCAATTTCTCCACTCATAATAAGTTTTTCACCTAGTAAAAAACAATTATCTTCTACATTACGTATGTGCCTTGTAATAGCACGAATCTTCGTCATTGTTAATTCAGCATCTTTTTTAAGACGATCACTTCTCTTCATATGTAACAACTATAACAGACTCAGTGAAAATGTCAAGGATATTAACTTCTGTCACCATCACCCATATAATTAGACATATCTGGATCAGGTTGCCGTCTCGATGCACGAGGGTCATGATCTAGCTCGATAATGTGATATCCTTGACGTATATATTTTCCAATTTTTTCTGGTGAAATATTAATCTTCCCTCCATTATCTTTATTATCTATCCAATAGACATAAGACCCACCCTGTCGGTCTTTATAAATAGTACCAGCGGAATTTTCATCCATTGTTTCATCTTCTTCATAGTCAGGATCAGTTCGCTTATTAAGTCTTTTCTTATATCCACCTTCTGTTCCTGAACCACCGCAAGATGCACACTTTGTGCCATCATGCATTCCTTCGCCACTTCCATTACAGCTGGAACATACCGTACTATTTGATTCATCCATTCCACCAAATAAAGATTCATCTCCCTTCACTGCATCCTGCATTCTTTTACATGCAAGCACTATTTTATCTGCCCATTCTTGAGAATATGTAGCGGGTAATTTAATAGTTTTTTCTATATGATTACCCGGCATCATGTCAAGACGTTCACTATCATAATATCTTTCTAAAAATACCGTATCTGATTCTGTATTTACACTACATCCTACAGTAGCAAATCCACTCATATAATATTCCATAAAATCTCGTGGATCAGTACCTTGTGTATAAAATCTTAATTTTTCTAATTCAGCATAAATATACTTTTTATATTGTTCACACGCTTCCCCATCATTAGTTTCTTTTATATTGATGTTCGAGGATTTATTTGATAAATTCTCTTTTAGAATTTCAAATACACATTCTTTAATGAGGGATTTTAAATTAATTTGCATATGCTAATATTTCATATTTTGCCGGTTGTCCTTCTCCTGCTAAATTTTCCCAATTAAAGGAAATACGGCTATTTTGAATAGTTGGTTTATCTGTAAAAGTATCTTGTCCTGGATCATTCAATCTTCGATATGGAAGTAAAAGACTTCCTTTAGGAGTATTTAATCCTCCACTTACCATGTTTAACCCAAATCCTACACTTGATAATGCATTAGTAACCGCAGTCAATCCTTGACCAGGAGATTCAAAATCACGCTTATTACCATCTGCTCCAGCAGTTTTTAATGCCATTCCAAGTTTCTTTCTTTCACTGTTGGAAACTTTATCAACTGTTATTGCTCCTGCTTCTTTAGATCTAATAAATGGAGTCCTAGTTTTTACTGCATTTAAAAATCGTTCCTTTTGATTATTCCAATCTTCCCACATCTTAGGTAATTCTGAAGTTGAATAATTACCGAAATTTATTTTACCTCCCTTGTTTGACATTGCATTACTAAAAACATACCATGAACGGTCATCTCCATATCTGCTGTCCAATGAAAAATTTCCTATGTATCCAAATGAAATTCCAGGATAATCCTTCTTTATATTATTATCTATATCGTTTTGCAAATTTTCATAAGCAGAATTTATTTGTGATTTATTTGATGCATCAGTACGTTCTCTAGGCGAAGGTTGAAATTCATCTGATTGTGAATCATATGGTTCTGGTTGAGAAGTTTCTTTTATTTTAGGTGAGCATTTATGTCCAATTGACCATTTTCCACCGCACTTTTCACATGGAGTTGGATGATAAACATCTTTATCATTTTTCAAGCTCCACTTATCGGATGGGTTTGATGGTGGTCTTCCATCACCATCTTTATAGTCTGGATATTCAAGAGATGGATCACTACGTTCAGTTATTACTTCTGCAATACACTGTTTCACTAATTTTAGAAGTTGATGTTGATTCATATAATTAACCTAATTCAGATAACACATTATGAATAATTGAATCTGTTTTTTCCCATCTATTAGAAATTGGATTTCTAACCACCCCTTCGGAAAGAGCAACTTGTCCTGTTTGAAGAGACATAAACGCACCTTGTGTTGAGGGATTTGAAACAAAATCAAATGCAATTAATTCAAAGTCATCTCCGACAATAGCAGAACTCTCTGATATTTTCTTTAACGAACCCATTCCACGACTGGAAATTCCGAGTTTTATTCCATTTCTAAATAATTCACGGAGAATGTTTCCATTTGGAGTAGTAAGAACTTCAACTGTTCCCAACAAATCATTTCCATTCCAATGCATTTCTATAACATTATGAGATACATTTTTCAAGTTTACCACAGATGAATCTGGATGATCCAATTCGCCCATTGCTCTTCGTTCTTTAATAAACACATTTGCATATTTTTCAGCTTCACGAATAAGAACCTCGTCCGGATAAATTCTTCCATTTTGATTTTTCCTAGCTTTACGTTGAAGTATTCCCTGTACTCGAAATGGTTGATTTGGATGTTCGGCTGATTCCCGTAACATAACCGGATCTGCCTCAAATGTTATACATTCCAATAAAAGTTTTTTTTCGTTATTCATATGGTTGTGTCCGTCATTGTTTTTTTAATTCTAATTGCCCATTCATCCTTAGTATCATTGGATTCCATTTTTACTAAATCATAACGAGTTGAAATTGTGCCGTTTTGTGTTAACTTAAAAAGAGCTGCTGCAAGAGAATCTTTAGTTAAACCTGGCTTTAAAGTATTAGCAGGTATTTTTAAATCAAATAAAGCAACCGATTTACCATTTCCTAAATTCTTCATCCATCCAATTCCTTTAATAAAATCACGAGGAGTTGTCTCCGGTTTTATTAGAAAATTTGGCAACCATAATTTAATATCTTGAGTAATTGCGTCAATTGAATATGCATCATAATGTCCAGTTCCTCCTGCTTCTTTTAATGGCAACTCTTTAGTTGGAATATTACTTACAGGTGCATGTGACATTGGTTGTGATTGTGCTGTATCAGGATTATTTTCCGGCGAAATTGGATTTTCTACTTTAGTGTTTGGATTATGTCCTTTTTGAGGAGATGGTTGTCCAGTCGCAGGTCCAACAATTTGAATCTTAAATCCAGGTTTTAGAAAATACTCTTTTGGTTTTGGAGTAGAATTATCATGTGCAATAACAACATAATTATCATAATAATCATCAAGAGTTATTTTAGAAACATCAAATTCATAATCCTTTACATATTGCTTATATCCACGAGATGCACGAGCATGTATGCGCTTTCCATTTAATCTTTCCCCAATTGCTTGTTCAAACTTTTGTTTTATTTGGTCACTATTACCATCAATCGCTCGTTTAAAATTTGCATAATCTCTCCCTAGATCATAATATTGACCCGTCGCACCTTGTTGCTCTATTATTCTCTTTAAAGAAATCATATTTTAATATAATTTATCAGCCTTACGTTCCATATCTTCCTCACCTTGAGGAGTGATTTGGAATCCAAGACGTTTAGAAACATCCACTGCTGCTTCACTTCCGCCCCTACTAGAAAATGCCGCAGGAACATTATACCCACTCACTCCACCTGTATCAGTCATTTCAGATATATTACTATTATCACCAGCCATTATAATATCGCCGGTGTCTGCTCTCCACGCATGTCCACTATCACAATAATTATAAGGACTTTCTGGTTTATGTTTATATCCCTTATAATTACATATAGGACATAATCTAATTCCATCAGGTGGAAAATTTAATGGATCAGTGGACATACGCCACCCTTCCATTGTCGTTTTCTTTTTAAAAGCAAATGGTGTAGAAATAGGAGAAACCGCAGAAGTTCCTGTCTCTTCTTGTACAGGTTCTGATTGAATTGGATTCCATTTCTTAGTCGTCGTGTCAAGTACTTTATAATTCCCAGTCATATCTTTCCATATAAATCTAGTTCCTCTATTTATACTTGTATCTCTTATTTTATATTGATATACCGTTCCATGTTCTCCAGATTTACTTCTAACAAACCACATATCTTTCCACAATTTCTTAGCAATAGTATTTGCTGCAAATTCATTATCAGATTTCATTTTGCTAGTAGAAGCATTAGTATAAGAACCAAATCCTTCGCTCACTATTCCTTTAACAATTTCCTTGATAATTTCTTCTAAAGTAGATTTATTTATGGAATTTTCATTGAGGGGCTTTATTGATTTAACAAATGTCATTAACTTATTACTCTTAAGTTCTTTTGCTTTGTTATACAAATCAATTATGTCATCGGTTGGAAGTCTAAATCCGTTACCCATTTTTTTCTTAAATTGAGCAATCAAAATATCATCTGGAGCAAGCGGTTCAGATTTATAATCTGCCGAACGTTCACCAGACCCATCAAATTCAATGTCACTACCACCTTCTCCTCTATCAAGATTTCCATTTACCATTCCAAGATAAGTCTTTATAAAATTAGTAGATTTTCCTTCGGGATATTTATCACTACCACTTACCCATTGACTTAAGCTCTTCGCTCCTTTAATCCCTCTTATAATAATACTTGCCCATACCCATATGAACATTGATTGTGGTGCGGAATAATATATCTTTTGATCACCCATGCTGTAATTTTTAGTTATATCAGACCACTCAAATCCACCATTGCCTAAAATATCATCAAATTCTTTCGGAGCTCGCTCAGATTGTCCGGAAAATATAAAGTTCTTGATATTTTTATCTTGATCTATAGAAATAGCAGCATAAACAGAAGATAATTTCTTAAGTACATTAATGTCTAATTTCATTGTTATCTCCTAGTTGTGTCTTAATCTCTTTCAATAACTCATAAGAAAGCATTAATACCATTACGTGACTATCTTTAATCACTTTTCCTGGATTTATTTTGTCCAATTGATTTACAACTTCGTTTATCTTTATCTTGATAACATCCGAATCTTTAATATTATCAACCAATTCGGTAAGACATACTTTAATCTCCGATACTTTAGTCTTAACAAAAACATCGAAATTATTTGTATTAGCAACATTGCAAATATATTCTCTTAAAACTGATTTCTGCTCTTCATCGAGAACACTATCATATTTTTCATTCAATTTCTCAATTAGTAGTTTATAAGTAAGTAACCGTATATCTTCGGTTTGATATTTATAATAATTTATAAGATCATCACCATTATTTACAATTTTAGGTTTATCGGAAATATGCTCTATTATACAGTTTTTGGATTGGTAAATTTCATTTACTTCAAATTTACAATCATCAGATACTATATCTTCGAACACTTTATAAATTGAAGCTAATACTTTGTAATTTCTAATAGGTGCTTGCAACATCTCTTCAATTGGATATGCGTCCTTTATTTCCTTGATTAACTCATACTTAAGTTGAATAAGTTTTTTGTTATTTAATCTTTTTCTAGCATCACAAACAACTGAAAAAAAACGTTCGGCATAGGGATTTTCTTTTATTTTTTCATTAATAAGAGTGTTATATAGTTGCCATTCTTTTCCTATCTCCGTATTTTCTCTAAAATATTTGTAAAGTATGTCTTTGGCTAAAGATGTGTCTCTACCTGCAATTATATCAGCGGTCACTTGCTTTGTTAAGAGTTCAAACAAAATACCGGTATTTCTAAATTTAGAATGGCGCATTCTTTTTTGCATATTACTAGATTTTACTATTCAACTTGATTATAAATATAAAGATATACTCCTAAACCGTATCTTTATACTATATATGGCATCAATTTATTTTGTATTGTGGATAATGTTACTTTCATCCATTAAGGATTTACTTGAATTTTCCGAAATAAGTTCCTGTGTTACATCAGTCTGTGATTTCTTTAGAAATACGGATAAATTACTAATTAAATCCTTATTCTCCTTCATAGACACAGTTGATAACCTGTGTTCTTTTAGACTGAACGGCGAGTCATTCTCGAAATTATGATCGAAATTACTCTTGCGTTTACCTTCACTATTCTTATTTGGAGAAGATAATCTTTCCTTAGAACCTAATGGATCTTCTCCAAATGGATGCTGTGCTCTGGCATCATGTTCGCCACTTTGGTCTCGTTTTTGCTTAATTTCCTTAACCAAATCTTCTGGTTCTTCTTTATTTTTAGTTTCTCCAGGTGGAGTTTCTTCGTCACCCTTCCCATCCTCACCCTCGCCCTCACCGCCCTCACCCTCACCGCCCTCACCCTCACCAGGTTTACCTTCAAGGTCTTCTATATCACCCAATCCACCACCACCACCACCACCACCACCACCCAATCCACCACCCAATCCACCACCACCACCAGAATCAGATTTTTCAGATCCGCCACTCTTTCCTATGCCAATTTTATTAAACGGCTTAGCTGGATCATCACCATCTTCCTCAATTTTACTGAATCTATATTTCTGTTTCGAATCTTCCACTACCTGATCTTTAACTTCTTTAATATCATCATCAGACATGTGGAATATATTTTTATAAACCCATTCATAAGAGAAGAATTTATTCTCGATCATGTCGGTTGATACAGAAACTTTATCAGACCAAATCTCAAGTTTTTCCTTTTCAAAAATTGTACTTGGATTAGTTAATTCCAGTTTGAAATCAACTAGACTTTCGTCACGATATCCTTGAGCATATAGATGAACAATTCCGATTTTCTCTAGTTCATTTGCAATAATCCTCTGAATTCTCTGAATAGTACGAGCGAACCTGACATCTTCCGACGCAAGTGTAGCTTTTCCGGAAATACCTTCTTCATACCCAAGAAATGCTTTTGGGATTTTTAAGGCAGACATGAGTTTATTACGTAGATATTCGATATCTTCGGTACCCGTCCATTCCATACCACCAAGGGTATCGATTTTTGTGCCACTATCACTACCACGAACTGGAATGTAATAGTCTTCAACCATGTTCTGGAGATTAAAACGAAGATTATATTCCCCACTCTGTTCATCCATATAAGGGACTTTCTTCATTTTATCCATCATCTTCTGCATGTAATTATCAACTTCGGCAGGAGGGATATTTCCAATATCAGTATAAAATATACGCTTTTCAGGTGCTCTCATTATACGATGGATTAACATAGCATCTTCCATCAATGATAATTGCTTCCAAACACGTCTTGCCCCTTCCAACATAGATTTTCCATATGGCATGAAATTACTATCGGACATCAATCGGAAATGTGCCATCTCGTAGTTTTCTAATACTTCTGCTTGTGCCGTATCAGTTGGACGCAATTGAAATTTAACATAACGTTTATTATTTGGATCAGCATTCTCAATACGCTCAACATTGTAGGAAGAAATTGGTTCAACCATGTAAACCCCATATTCAGGAGTAATATACAATTTTAGATAAAAATCACCGTATTTACAATTTTTCACAAATACACCACTATCTTTGGTTATATTTCCATCCAAATCTTTTCCACACATCGCAAAATTATGTCTATCATGTTCCCCATTTGGACCAACAACAGTCATACAATAAACGTCGGAAGATTCGTTTATAATTTCAACGGTTTTAACTTTATGATTTGGTAGAATACCGTTCTTTCTAAGTTCCTTCATTTTTTTACTGGCAGATTCTCGTCTATCAGAAGTCCATCCACTCTTCATATTTTCACATGCACGTTCTCTTCGAACTGGGTCTTTCCACATTTCTGTTTTTAATTTAGATCGTATTTTATCCGATCTAAGATATTTGTCAATACTTCTTTTTCTTTTCTCTATAATTTCTGGAGTATGTAATATACGTTTACAATGATCTGCGTGTAGTCGTCGATGATCAAAAAACTCCATCGGAATTAGATTTGTTGGAGAATTGTCATATTTATTGAAATTTTTATGATGTAAAATTCTATTAATGCTATCAGTTTTAATTCCATATGACTCAGCCACGTTACGATGTGTAAAATCATATTTATCAAGTCCAGGATTATATATCATCTCATACTTATTCATCCCTCCTTTTTCAGGACTCAATTTTCTATAGAACGGCATTAGACTATCATTTTCTTTAAGATCCTCTGCACATCGTTCAATTCCATTTCGTAATATAAATGGATGTTCGGGTGAAGTTTCTACAAATGAATTGTCATCGAATGTTATTTTTACTATTTTGTTCGCTGTATAATTTTTATCACACCAAACAACCTTACCTGGTACAATTTGATTTGTTCCATCTTGAACCGAATATACCCAAACTCCCTCCCCGTTCTTTATTTTATTGGATAAATCATCTATTCTTATATTTTCCCCCGATAATAATGGAATATAAGAATCATATTTTACTGGCATGTTTCTAGTCCATGACCACATGTTAAATTGTACATTTAAGATATCATTGTATAAATTTTCCAATATTTCTTTTACATTATTATTGCTAGAATGCACCGTCAGCATTTTTCCCATTTCATTATAAGTGAGGCATTCATCCGCATAAATGTCGAGAGCACTACTCAAAATTGGATCCATATCCATTGTATTTTTTACGATACAACTATCCGTAGCAAAATTTGCAAACTTCTCAACTGTAACATCATATACATCTATTTGACCAATAGATTCAATAGAAACTATTGTATGATTCAAGGTGGATTCAACTTCTTTTTTAAATGATTTCCAATTTGTAAATTTTTCGGTTAATCTATTTTGAAGGACAGAGTAATCGCATCCAATATCTTTTATAAGATCCCAAGAAATTAATTTTCCATTTTTCTTATAATGTTCTATGGCTTTTAACTTTAATACTTCAATCGTCAAATCATTACGGTATTTTGGATTTTTCTTTCCATTTTGATCTCTATTAACAAACACTTTTTTTAGAGTTTCTGATCTATTCTCATTAGATTCATCGGAATGTATTTTACCATAAAACGGATTATTTTTTCCCTTACGTTCTCCATTCCATTTATGAAATAATCTATTTTTATATCCGTTGGATGACTGTATCTTATCAAGTGTGTTTTGTTTGTTTTCTGGCGACCATAATTTATCAGAGATAATTTTACAGTGATATGCTTTATGGTCTGATTCTGTCATTATTTGGAGATTATTTGGCAAATTATTATTCTTATCGAAATTCTTATGATGAACCACTTCATTATATTTCAATGGTCTATCGAATTGTTCTGCCACAATTTTATGTTCGGATTGCCATCCCTTACTGAAATTATAAATATGTCTATAACCATGACCATAAAAATCTTTTTGATAAAACGGCATCACCGATTCCCCCACCTTCAAATCGACAATTTTCTTATATTCTCCATTTCTCATTAAAAACGGGTGTTTTAGGCTTCCAATAACATATTGTCCGTTATCAAAAGTCACCTTATAACCCATTCGGGTTCCTTTTTTCTTACGAGGATGAAATGCCTTTCCTAATTTTATTGATTTTGACACATGATCATATGAGAATACCCAAAATCTCTCTTGAGGTTGGTCTTTGTATTTTTCAGAAAGTTCTCTTATAGTTGGACGATTTCCATCCGGCAATGGAATAATGGTATCTGGTCCAACGCAATCATAATCACGAAACAAATCCATTCTTGCAGCTTGATAAGATAATGCAAAATCACGAGAATATGCATTATAAGCAGTTGATCTAATTCGATTGAATCTATCACGTAACGAATTTCGGTCAGTGGCAAACATGACATTATTAGTGTCCTTTATCTTAATCTGTTTACCACCAACGTTTCTAACAATTACTTCCGTGGAAAATAGACTCTTTAATCTTGAAAATAAAGATTGTTTTTTAACATCTATAATCTCGTCTTCAAATGGTTGTAATGATGGTGTTGGCATTATATTATTTCTGTTATAGTTTGTAAATGTGTATGTTCTCTATATAAATAGTATCAATTATGATAATAGCCATCTAATATCCTCGGTATTCTGCTTACCGAATCCTTGACGACCAGTGTTCATTTCCCATGATTTCTGACCATCTCGGACTTGACCTTGTTTATAAACTGGTACATCTTCAGTTTTGCTCTTGTTTATTTGACTGATTCCAGCACGAGTTAAATCAATTCCTTCTTGTCTCAATCTTAATGCAGTATCCCGCACCCACAGTCCAATTGCTAATGACATTATTAAATCGTCATTATATGGTTCCATCGCCTGTGCCTTACCCGCCTTCCATATAAATGTACTTAACTCCATAAGCGTTCTTTTCGAAAATATATCAACTGCGGTGTCCCTAAAATACATTTCCAGATTATTTATTATAAGTGGACGAGTCTTCATATTGGTACTAAACCCAGGAACCAATTTCTTTTCTTCCGAATCATACCGATTCGATAATTGTCGCTGAACATCAACATACTTCAGATCTACTGAACTAAAAAATGTATTCTTGTATTCTCGATCCAAAATTGCTTGAAGAGTCGCCCAACCTACGTTTTCCCGTTCTACAATAAGAATTGCATTATTATATTCCGTCGCCAAGGCTACTAAGAAATTTCCATAATCTTTAGTTCCCAATGATCCTTTATATTCTGCAACTTGAGTTGGAGTAGTGCAAGTAATGTCTAATACATGACATGCTGAGAAGTCCATAGCATCTCCTCTGGCAACGTCAGCTGAAACAATATATGAATGAGCATAATCTGGATATTGCCATACCCATAATCCTTTATCCGCTCCTCTAATATCTACAGGATCTTTCTGTTTATTTTTCTTATAAAATTCTACGATATTTAAATCAATAACGTTATCACCAGATGCTAGAAAGTTACAGTCATATTCTTGAGAAGCTTTCTTTGCACTTCCTTGCTTTTCACCCTCAACTCGCCTCCATTCTTCATCACGTTCAGGATGTAATTGCCACGGCAAAGAAATAGGATGAAATCCATTTTTACCAATTGTTCCATCATTATTTTCTTCCGCCCCCATCCACATTTGATGAAACCAATTACCAACTCCTCTAGGCGTAGATAATATGATTGCATTACCACCAGTATTATGGTTGACATATCCTTCACAAACAAACCGCTCCACCAACGGAACTTTCAAATCATAACTGAAATCGTTGCAGAGGTATCGAATTGAGATTACCTCGTCAAAAAACTCGGAAGTATCTTTCTCATATTGTTTTTTCAACAACTTGTAATTTTCCGATGGATGTAATTTGTTTGAAACATCCAACAAGGATTCGACCGATGTAATACTCAGCCCCTTTCCATTGTACCACAAATATCTATCATAAAAACAGTTGTGTTTCTTTGAAAAATCTCTAATAGACATTCCACTTTCCAAGATGAGATTCTTTACGAGTGTTTTGTCAGGAAAAATTCGTTTAATGGATTTTCTTGATAATTTCCGCCATCCTTCTTGTTTTCTTTTCAATCTAAATCCAACGGTAGAATAAAAAGAATGGGCGTCAAATCCACCAATAAACAACTCAAATCCATAAAATGTTCGTGTTTTATCTTTGATAACGGTAGATTTTGTTGACTTCCACGTTACATCTCGTATGTAACAATTGATTCCCATATTCAACAATATTGCTCTTACGTTAGAAAGTAGTTCGTAAGAAACAGAGGTAAGTTTAATTCCCTTCGCCCCCAATGAGCACCCGTCCCCATCAAACAATCCTTGGAGAAATGCTACTTGCTCTTCTTGTGATGCCGACAAAATTTGAGTAGGAACTCGCTTAGTATGTGCCGTTCCTTCACATCCTATCCATTTCAGAAGTTCTTGAACCCACACAGATTGAATGTAATAATGTCGTTCATCACTATTTTTGAATCCAATACTTTTTAACCAATTGATTATTTCCTCATCTGTATTGGTAATACCAACGGTTCCTCTTGAAAAATGACCTTCTGCTGTCCACAGTCCGGCTAAATAGCAAGTGTCAGTTGAAGATATGTCATACTTTTTACTATCAACCCGAATATCCGGAACGAATTTAGAAAAATCTATAGATTTTCCGAATACATTTTGATTATATTTACACAAAACAAAGTCTTTATTTTCTTCTATATTATTTACAGATTTCCAGCCGTTTTTAGTCATTAGAGGGTGGTCTTTTGTCGCTATCAATCTCCCGCCACTCTTAAACTGAACTTCGTAGAGATCAGATTTTTCCGACATATAAAAAGAAGACGCATAAACTAATTCATCTCCGTCATGAACTCTCAATGTTATATCATTAAATCCAATTTTCGTTTGATTATTTATAAGATGTTCCAATCTCATCAGTCCATTTTCAGTTAGAATCAGTTGAGATTTATCCAGACACGATAATGTCGGTTGTGCCGAAGTCCACAATTCTGCGGCATCATCGATCAATGCTGCTTCATCGATTATCAACAATGAAAGTGCTTGTCCAACACCTGATTTCTTAGTAGTAGAAGCAGCCTTAATCTGAGATCCATTTGCAAATTTAAGTGATAATCTATTATCTTCAAGACATTTTACCTTTAACCATGATGGCAAATTCTCATTGGCAAATCTGACCTTTGAAATAATATCTTTTGCATCATCTTGTCTCAATGATATAATAAGGATATTCTTGTCTTTATTGAATATCATAGTCCACAATGAAAATGCGGATACTAGGGTAGAAATACCCATCTGACGGGATTTTAAAATAATATTAAACTTATAATCATGGAATGATTTAAGCGTTTCTTCTTGAAATTGAAATAGGTCGAAATTAATTGTTCCTCTTACAGGATGTTGAATTTTTACATAATGCTTCATGAAATATACAGGGGAATCTGCACACTTCGAGTATTGTTGCTTAACTATGTCCTGATAACTTAATTCGGGTTTATCAGACATATGATTCTAGTTTATTTTTCTTGGCGAGTGATAAATATTTCTTCTTTTCAGTATTTTTTATCTTAGAAATTTCAGATATTTTGTCCTCTGCCATCTTAAGATCTTTCCTAGCACTATCTAATATCTCATCTTTATTAGTAGTCCTCCATCGTTCAATAAATCCTTCAGAATTACAAATAACTTCTACATCTCCCGAATCATTTGTAAAAAATTTAATGACATCCAGTAATTTTGTTTTTATATCATTAAGTATCCCTAATTCATATGATGATAATTTATAAAGTTCGTAGTGTGGATATATTCCCAAAATTCTAAGTTTTGTTTCGTAATCTATGAGACAATTTGTACATAATCCAGTACGATTGAATAGTTTCCTATCAGAATTGGTACCCCACTTTATATCTTGTCCACATTTGCATTTTTGGGCGATAAGTTCACGGATAAATTCTCCTTGAGTTTTGGTAAGACGAACATTTTTACCGTCCTTTCTCTCCCATTCGATTCCTTTAGTATCCGTCCACTTTTCCCCGTTTGAACGATGTTTTTTCGCATCCCCTACAAACCCAACTTGTATAAACGGACGCACACCTGCGACGTAATCTTTTAAAATATCAATATTGCTTTTTCCATTATATTTTTTCATAACTTATATCTATATATACTTAAGTATAGTCTCGGAATTATAAAATCTTAAGAAAGTTCTGTTTTAGTACCACTCGAATCAATAAATATTTTACGCCCATGTCCAGATCCATATTTCGCCGATATAGACCTTCCTACTGTAGTAGTAACTCCAGCTATAGTAGATAGTGAGATGTAGTCTGCCTCATTATTGGAATTTACGAAATTCTTAAGTTCTATAATATTTGTATGACAAACTTGTCCATCTGTACCCTGTGGGGGATATCGTGGAGGAGTGTGGGTTGGATAATGATATGCTAATAGACGTGTATTTACCGAAGGACATGACGATATATTTGGAAGAAACAAACTTTGGGATACGGTCAAACTTCCTTTTATAAATGATAAATTTCTTGGATCTAAATTTGGATCTCCTATGAATGTGAATAAACTTACCCCGTCTACATCGAATGTCTGAATAGTCTTTAAATCTGAATATACTAAATTCGAGTTAATATCAAATAATTCGGATCTAATTTGAAATGGTTCCCCCTTTATATTTATTTGAAATGGTATATTACTAAATAAAACATCGGGGGAGAATCCATAATCTCCATATACCTTTAATGATAACTCGGATAATGTTATATTACATTGATATGGTATAATTATTAATGTTCCGTAATAATCATTTACAGGAGTAAAAAATATCATTTGCTTTTCTGAAAATACCTTTTTATTTGTTATATCTGGAATGAGAATTTCTCCCATTTTTAACCCATATGGTTCTACGTAGGTTTTTTCCAGTTTCATTGATGGAATCGATCCTGTAAGGTAGAACGAAACCTTGGCATCAACATTATGCTTATTTTTTTCTGCAACAATATTAGTAGAAATAACATATAACGTATCCTTTTTTAAACTTATGAAATTTGAATTATAGGATGAACCTGTAATATTATAAAATGATGCGCTATTATATGGAATATATTTCTCATCATTTATTGTACCGGCAGAATCCGCTTTAGCAATTATATATTTCGTTCCATCCATGTCTGCATAATTCGGAGAGGCAATTCTAACTGCATTTATATAAGGTGTAGTAGAATGTGAGAGTTGTACTGAGTTAGAACTAGTATACCAGTATTTATTAATATGTCTTTGATTATAAAACTCTCCAATTAAATTATATGTTTTATTATTAGTTACTGGATCTATTAAAAGTTCTCTTGCTCCAAGAGGTTCGTCCACTACTAATTGAAAATCACCTGGGTATATTAAGCTTTTACGATATAATTTATGACGGGCTACAAATCCAGAAAATGTACGTATATTTCTATAAACTACTTCAGCGTATGATTGCTTTCCATACACAAGAAGTCCAGTTTCGGAATTAGTATATTTTAAATAAGCATCAGATGCCGTATTATATGCTACCCATGTATATGAGGATGTAAGTTCGCCATGATTTATACTAGAGATAATTTGATCTTTTCCATAACTTATATAAAGTGGTTCTGCAACTTGGATAGTACTACTGTTTAAAACCTTTTTAATTTTAAATGATTGGGTTATATCTGTAGATGTATCACTATATGAAAATGGACTCTGTATTGTATTTACAAATACAGTAATATTCTGTCCTTCCATTTGAGTATTAAATGATGTAGTAGGATATAATGTAGGTTGTGATTGATCGACTGGAGTGTTAAAAGTTATCCTATAATCAATATCTGTTTTCTTAGAATCAATATTAATCTTATTCTCATCTTTTTTTGGAATTAACGGAAGAGAATAAACACTCCCCTCAATTGAGATAGTTTTTGTTAATTCACTGGCGGCTTCATTTGTAACAACTGGATATAAAACACCACGACATTCTAGTGATGGTTTATTATAAAATCTAACTTTAGAGGTATTTTGTAACGTCTTATCAATCGCTATGTTACCTATCCATCGAACGCTCTCTCCTTTTTTTGTTGTACCAACAAAAATTAATTTACCATTTCCATTATACGCTTCATTATAGATGTGAATTGATATAATAAAGTTAGAAACATCGGTATATGATACATTTCCCTTTGGTCGTTCTATATACATAGAATTTCCTTCTGAATCCAAACATTCTATCAGTATCTCACTGCCAGATTTAAGAAGCGAAGAACCATTAAAAGAAACGGGGTTTTTTCCACTAGTTAATACAGAATCAAATTCGGATATAACAAAATACTTTGATAAATGAGAAGTATCATTAATATCAACTTTCAGGACATCTAATCCTAGATTAATCCCACGTTTACCGAAACTTGATAATAATTTTGACATATGTATTTATAAGCGTTTGCCTACAAATACATATATGATTCATTCAAAAATAACTTTACTAAAGTTGCCTTCTTGTGTTATTTCTATGGTTTTATCAACGGAATCTTTCAATGCTTCTAAATGAGATATGACGATAACAAAGTCGAAATAATTCTTTAATAGAGAAAATAGTGTATGCATTGACGCAAGATTGTCTGGATCTAAAGTCCCGAACCCCTCATCAATTTGCAAATTGTTGCATTTAGGTAAATTCGAAATTTCTGTCAATGCAACTCGAATTGCTAACGAAGCAACAAATCTTTCGAACCCCGAAGTCAATTCAATTGGCCAACGTCCGTAGTCATAAACTACATACGGAATAATATTCTTTCCATCTGTTTCGAATTGGATAGTATAATCTACCACTTGATTTAGAATGGAATTTACCTCCCGTTCTATTTCTGGAACGGTATTACATATAATCTGATATGGAACACCATCTCTCCCAATAGATTCCAAATAACTCTTATATGAATTAGATTCATTTTCCAAATTAGTAACTTCTTCAATTGTAACAGTAAGATCGTTTATTTTATTTTTTAATAATTCTATTTTGACAGATATATCCATCAATAATCTATTCTGCTTCCTAAATTCTATATCTAAATGTGTCAAATTATTTCTATAATTTGAAATTTTAGTGTTTATTTTTTCATTCTCTTCCACAGAAATTCGGTTTCTATGATAAAGTTCAATGTTTGTATTTTCTATATTTATAGATGATTCCACCTTCTCCAATGCATTTGTAATTATAATTATATTATTGTTTAATGATGCACATTCATCTTTTAGTTTACCATACTCACTCAGAAATTTGGTATAAAAACTATAGGATTCTTCAACCCATTTATATTTTTCAAAGTCACATTTAAGATTACTTAATTCAGATAACAATTTATCTGCCTCGATCTTATCATTTTCCAACTCTGATTTTGCTTTAGTAGCATCTTGAACAAATGAGTTGTTATTACAATATTTGCAATTAGGGTCATACTGATGTTTGTCAAGTCTCTCAACTTTCTCAATCTTTCCCTTTACTTGAACCTTTTTAATATCAATTTTTTGTTCAACATCTATTATTTTATCATTGAGTATTTTATAGGTCTTATGACTTTCCACTAAATTTGATGATTCTATTTTAGAAATGCTTTCCCTCACCCTAGATACTAAACCTTCCTTTTCACTTAAAAGTTTCTGTAATCCTTCTAGTTTTGTATTATACTCTTTATAAGAAGTTTCCGAAGTCTTCTTTCTTAGCTCTAATGCAGGTAAATTTGTAGGGACATTGTTATCTAATTTTATAAGATTTGAAGATTCTGCAATTATTTGCTCATTAACATCTGAACTTAATTTTATTAAAGATTCTACTTCTTTATTTATATCACTATGTTCGGAAATTGAGTTATCAAGTGAAATCTTAGTATTTTTTATTTCCTCAGTATAATTTTTATCCTTATGTAATTTCAACAAAGAATTCAATTCTTTATTTCTATCACCGGCGGATTCATATAATTTATCAAATATATTAAGTCCTATGAATTGAACTAAAAGATCTTTCCGTTCACTGTTTCCTATATCAATAAACGAACTATTATTTTTTGCATTTTGAAATGATGCAGATGTTAAAATGAAATCCTCGTATGTGCCAATATAATCACGTATAATATCATTCGTGTCCCTCCTTGCTGTTCCATGCAATTCTTCCTCAATCCCATCAACAACTTTCCAGAATTTAACATCCACTTTAACATTTCCACTTTTGGCAGAAAGTGATCCCTTTCGTTCGATAAAATATCTAACACCTGCTATTTCAAATTCCAGTTTACATTTAAACGATGTCTTCTGAACATTGAGAACATGTACACCTTTGAATCCTCTATCGAATTTATCAAATAAACAAAATATTATCGCTGACAATATACTGGATTTACCACATCGATTTGGACCAAATATTCCATAAATTCCATTCATCTGAGTAAAATCTAATACATTATTTTCACCATATGTAAACATATTATCAAATTCAAATCGAATAGGTTTCCATTTCAAATTACGAGCAAATTCGTCATGCTTAATTAATGTATTGGTGTGTCTGTTAATTGATAATATACTATCAATTGTAGATTGCTCAGTTATTAATAGTTTTTTATTGAGAAATTCAGATATAATGCGATTTTGGTAATCTATATTTGTTAAATCGGTAAGTATAATATCAGTGCAAATTGAAATAACATCCTTCTTTTCCTGTACCTTATCCATCCTCATGTGTACAACTTCTATGACTTGTGTTAGTTCCTTTACCTTAGAAATAACAGACTTTACTTCCGATGCTATACTTTCATAACACTTGATACGCAATCTTACTTTATTGGGAAGATTTGATATGTCAGATGTTAAGTGTCCCTTATTAATTTCAATTGTAACATACCCATAATCATTTTTAATTTCGTGATGAGTATATGAATGATTAGACAAATCCCATAAACTATATCCATGTCCATTTAATGATTCACCATGATTCTGTTGAATTAGGCTACCCGCATATCTTATACAGGGTTTATTTTCATCAGGAGAATATGATTGCATATCTTGCATTTTATGTATGTCTCCTAATAATGCAATATGATGATTGTCAAATAATGGATTCATTATTGAGGGATTGCTTATAGAATATCCACTGTCCAATGACGCATTATCTACTGCCCCATGGAATAGTGCAATGATATGGTCATATTGATTCTTATAAATCGCAGGAATATCTTCACCCCTAATGTATTTTTCAGGTGGGTCGAACACACCCATATTATTGAAAAGTATATTTCCAAATCCATATAACCCTGTAGTCTTCAAGTAATATAAATTGGGATGATTCACCGCATCAACAACTGGAGTAAGACTATCCAATCTGCTTTTGTTAGATAAAGTTGCGTCATGATTTCCTGCAATTAAGATGAGTGGACGTAAGTCTGCAATATTCTTAAATAAGTCAGCTGCCATTTGAACACATTCTGGACTTAGATCGGACTTAGAATGAAATATATCTCCTAATAATGCAATAACAGTTGTTTCTGGACTCTGTTTTATTTGTTCATAAAGAAGTTCAAATACCTCTTTATATTCATCATGACGCTTATTCAATCTTATGTGAATATCAGCAACATGAATAATATGCGTGAACTTTTTAATTGAATGATTTAATATATTTATCATAATCCTATTATTAGATGACCGTCACTATTTATATCTGTCTGTGCAGAATGAACTGATTTTAAAAACCTTAAACATTCTTGACGAGTTATCTTACACTTAACCGAAGATTTAAAATCTATCCTTACCATAACATAAATTGAATTATTAGGATTATTATCTATCCAATTAATAATATCAGATGTCCACATTAATTTAGTATATTCACTCATAATTTCTTATTCACAGTTTCAATTCATAATCTATCAATTCATTAAAATCAACTGGTTGAGACTCATTGATAAGTGAATTTATTTTTTCAAATCCCAATATAGATGGATCTTTACCATTTAATCTAACAAGATGTACATCGATTCCTAGTTTCATTACCATTCTACAATTTTTCACTGCATCACCCAATGCATCATTGTCTAATATCATATTAACTCGTTTAACTTTATTGAGAATCATGTTTTCTCTAAGTTTGGCGGATGGATATTTTCCAAAAAGTGGAATTGCATTGTTCCGTATCGCAATCGCATCGAAAAATCCTTCACATAAATTGAGTGGTTCGTTCCAATTTATAAATAATTCCAATCCAACAATATTAAGTGATGCTACAGGTTTTTTATGAGGTATTACTCCTTCGGTATTATAATATCTTCTTCCCATGAAAAAATTTAATTTTGCATTAGCATCATATGAAGGAATTATTATGTGTTGGTCATAATCTCCATTTTCACAATACCCTATGTTATATCTAAGAATATCTTCATGAATAATACCTCGTTTCTTCAAATAAACCATTGCATTTCTATATTCGGGAGTATTCCTTGAACGTGAAAGTGACCTAAAATCTTCTGGCAAAGATAATTCGTCAAATACTTTCGGTTTTCTATTCCTTAATACTGTTCGTATATCGCCTGTTAATTTAAAGAGTCTATTATGATAGTTCTTTGATGCATTAACTTTAAATAAAAATGCTCCTAAATTAGAACCTTTAATATCACATGTCCAACAATGCCATTGAAAAGTTTCTAAATTAAATTCTAGTTTTCGTTTATAATGATTACAAACCGGACAGAAATAAACTGCTTGACTTCCGCCTTTCCTGAGACGAGCATCTTGATTAAGCAATTCATTTAAGAGAGATACTATTTCTGATTGTAATAACACATTCCGATAATATCCTAATTCATGCTCAAACTCAACTTATTTTAATATTTCTCAGGATCATTATTATAATCATCGAGAGATTCGTCTAATCTCACTTTAGAAACTGCCAGTGATACTTCAAACCATTCTTTACGTTGAGATGTAGCAAATCGCTTCATCATTTCCTTAATTTTTTTCTCTGCTTTATAACAGTCGGGATGAAAAATATAATATTCTACTTTATAACTTCTCTTTGGGTCACCGGTTTGATAAGTGTGTAGTCTAGCATTAATATCTTCGGAAACTCCTATTTTTAAAAATCCTGGAAATGATGGATTTGATATGATGTATAAAAAACCTGGTTTCATTAATTATATTTCAGGAGAAAAGACGCTTACTACAATAGCATCATATACGTCTTCCATTTTTTTATCTGGAACATCATTTCTATTCAGTTTTATCCACGGAGTCATATCATAGAGTTTCTCTATCTGTTCCTTTACAAAAACCTTGGGTTTAATTCCTTTTACTCTTGCCTTACCAAATAATTGTTTTCTCATTGTGGTTGCATTTGCAAAATAAAATTTCTTTTTATAATGTTCTTCTAAAATATAACAAATTACTGCCTTGTTCTTAGCCAACATTAATAATGTCTGCTGTGATGTTTTTCCGAATGAGAATCCGGATAAATTTTCCTCCACATTAACAGAATCAAATTCTTTTCCAATTAATCCATCTATAATTAATTGTGCCTTTTCTTTATAAGTCTTAACCTTACTTATATCAAAATATCCACAGTCTATGATTTTTTTATCTTCTGTGATAGCAAAACCACAGACTGTGGAACTCAAATCTAATCCTAATTTTTTCATATTAGAATGAACTCAAATATGCTGGCGATACTGAACCACTGGAACATAAACTATTTGCATTAGATGCACCGATACTAACATTATTACTATTTCTCATTGTAATATATCCAGTATTACTTGATATAAAGGAATCTCTCCATTCCCACTTATTTCTAATATATTTATCAAATTCAGTATTATCCAATTCAATTTCTTTGTCTACACTTAATTCTAATCTACGTATAGTTCCTATGTAATCATCGGAATGATCTTCTGGATATTTACTCTTCATATATACGAATGCACCATCTTTATTCTTTTCAGATACCATTAACAATTCTTTTTTAACTTGTTCCTTTATTGTCTTCTTAAAATTACGAAGACTTTTTCTCATGTTTTTGAGTTGTACTTTATGATTCTTCTCGACATCAGAAATCGAATCCTTTTCGTATTTTTTTAATTTAGTTTCCGCATCTAACCAATAACCATCTATCGCATTTGTTAAAATATTATCGTGTTTTTCTTTATTATCTTTAACAATTTTTAAAATTTCTTCTCTTTCTACCTTGATTTCTTGTAGTGACATAACTTTTCTATCCTTTATATTTAATTTTATAAGCAAATGTTATCATTGCTATAAACATATATAGTAATTTATTTACATAAACCATTAAATATATCACTTCAATGAATTATTTTAAATAATAAAAAACCCCCGCATACAGCGAGGGTCTAATTTAGATTTATTAATTATAGATTAAGGTTTATATTTATTTGAATTAAATCCTTTGATATATCTCGAAAGTTCTTTTGATTTAGGAGATGGTGATGAATTAGCTTCTTGAGTATCTAAAAATTCACTTTGACCGATAATTTGCTTGACTGCAAAATCATCCACCGAGTATAGTTTTTCATTGCCATCAATTGGCATTCTATCACCAGTCTTAGGCGATGATCCCGGTGATTTTAAACGTTGCTTAACTTCAAATGCTCCACCCGCATGTTGTGTAGCATAACGAGATTCTAAATTTTTTGTAAGAGATGGTCTATTGTTTGGCATATATATTATTCTTTCATATTATAAATATACAGAAATATATTAATAATCCATTTTTACAGAAAAGTTAATAGGTAATTCTGGAATAATTTTTATAGGAGTTCCTAATTTTGCAACCGAAACTAGATCCAATCCACTATACAATCCAATTGTTGTTGCCATTGGTGCTAAGAATGAACCTGTTTTATCTGATGCGGTTAATCTTTCATAATCAAAAAATGCTGTATTAATATTAGGAGAAGTATTTTTTCTAGTTGTTAAGTCCATATACTCAATAATATCACTAAATAATCGCTTATTACATGAAGGTGTAATATAGTTTGTATAATTCTCTTGTGTTAATCGGTTAGTGAAATATTTCCACAATATATTCATATCGTTTAAATCGATCCGATTATCGTCATTAAAATCTATGATATCTTGCATCCATGTATCAGTAAACTCCCATCGTAAAATACTTTCGCTAGTTATTCTGGCGATATCTTCGGTATTATAACTATCCTGTTCTTGATAATAATTCAATAAACTGATTTCATCATCAGACTTAACAATCGAAGAACTCCAATCAGTTGAATATACTGCACCAAATATGGAAGTATTTTTATATTGCATATAACGCAATATTACATCCATATCTTTAAAATCGAATGTTCCATTTTTATTAATATCCAACGAAGATGTATTTTTTGTTATAGAACTTGGATTAGTACTTACATTAAACTCTCCGGGATTAACTGTGCAAATAACTTGTTTTTCGAAAATCGTATGTTGTCCTTTTAATTGTATATCATACTCGTAAAGGTGAGTATTCACTGGATTTAGAAATAGTCCACTGAATATTGACCCAGATGACATTAATACAATCTTTCCATTTCTATAAAATACATTTCCGATATGAAACTTCTCTCTTAAATTTGCTAAATTATAAATGTATGATTTACCTGCAATATCATCCAATTCAATCTCACCACTTCGAGTTGTAAATACATCTATCTCTCGACTACTGCCCGTTAAATTTAAAGGTGCTCCAACAACCATAGATCTATTTGCTATAGATACATCATTTCCAAAAGCACGATATGGACTTAAAAATTTCTTTTTTCTCTGATAAACATTCGTAATTTCCCAATCTAACGATGAGGTGTTTTTCTGAAGAAGCATCGCTTGTCCACTGAGAAAATGTTCTAAATCTCCATTACATTGGTGAAGTTGGTTAATTGTGCCTCCCATATAACAAGCAGTCATAGTCTGATTGTTAATCTTCGGCACACCAACAATAATATTATTTTGGAATATATCTACCGAATACCCCATCCTATTGTTTTTTAAAGTAAGCGGTGTGCCGTAAGTTTTCAATACCAACTCAAATAATGTACGTGAACCAGGACACTTTTCAAATATATAAGTTGAACCTTGTTGATACAATGATGATCCACTAAATTCATATGTTGTCCTGTCCATCGGCGCACCTATGACAACCGTATTTCCAAATGTAGATACAGCATATCCAAAACTACTGGAATAACTCATAGTTGGGTGATATGGAGTATAACCACCAAATGTCAATGGAAGTATATCTCTCGTTGGTAAAAAGTTAAAGGTTTGTGTCCAACTTCCTGATACAAATTCAAAATAATATGCTTGATTATTATGATTATTCCCACATCCTACAACCATACTTTGACTTATCGAACCACTTTGCTTGTTAAGTTTTAAATCCCATCCAAACGAAGAACTACTAACTGAACCAGATGATTCTAATTTTTGAAAAAATGACCAACTATAATTGCTTCCAGTGGAAATATTTTTATACATGTAAACCATTCCTTTGGAAGAACTGACAGACGGAGATCCAACAGCAATCCACGTACTATTTATACTAACAGATTTTCCGAATGATTCAGTTATATTTGAATCTGGATTATAAAGAGATACTACATAACTACTTTGACTTAATGGAATAAATTCGGTTCTTGCAAAATCATGAACCTCAACTGATGATACAGATGCACTAAAAATACTTGCACTGGTTATTACAATTTGCGTTGAATATGGATTTCCAATGACAAGTAATTTATCATACATGTCAAGTGAAGTTCCGAATCCATTATCAATAGATTCAGTATAATTGTTTTTATCAATTAACAACTCTATGGTGGTCTCGGTAGTAATATCTATTGATGCTTCTGTCGCCAAAATTACATCAATTTCATCATATGATTTATAAATAGTATTGATATAATCATGTTCATCTGTACTTCTATTATATCTAAAATAATCAACTGACCCAGTATAATATACACTAGACGAGAGAGCAGTCCATCGTAGAACATCTAAATTAGACACAACTACATAATCACCATAAGTGGCAACCGAACTACCGTAATTTTGATTTTTTACTTTTACAAACATATAAGTTTAACTATCTATATCCCATCCTCTTGATATTAATATATTTTTATTTATTATTCCAGCAGCAGTTGGACTTCCTACATTTGCATATATCCAACAAAGTCCATTGGTCTTATTATGATTTACTAAATTAAGTAAAATATCATCTATTGCATCGGATGATAATAAATTATTAGGACACTGCAATCTTATTAATGCAGGATTATTACTTATGTCCAATGTGGTTAATGAATTAAAATCAACCTCCAATCTTATTAATGCAGGATTATTACTTACGTCCAAAGTGGTTAATGAATTATTAAAGCAATAGAGAATTGTTAATGCAGGATTATTACTTACGTCTAAACTGGTTAATGAATTATGATGGCAAGGCAGTTCCTTTAATGCTGCATTACCACTTACGTCTAAACTGGTTAATGAATTATGATAGCAAGACAAATATTCTAATGCAGCATTACTACTTACGTCTAAACTGGTTAATAAATTATAGGTTACGTCTAAAATGGTTAATAAAGGACTATTACTTACATCGAACACAGTTAATAAATTATTATTACTGTATAACTCAGTTAAATTTTGACACGTATATCCATGAACTTCTTTCCATGTGCCTCCAGATTGATCTATAGCTCCAACCGGATGTGATATTGTAAGTTCGGATCCTGAGAAATAAAGTATATCATAATATATATTATAAGAAGGACAACCATTACTTGATGTTCCTTCAAACAAGATATTTCCTAAATGTCTAACTTCTTGAACCTTGGAGAATAAGTTATCACCGGCAATTAAATTTCCATATGAATCATCCACTATCTCAACATTATCATCCAAGTTTGTATCATACATTTGAATAGATCCCTCAAGTAATCTATCGCCCATCACTTTTCTAGGAATCGAAAACATCAAGAAGTGATTTGCCAAATATCTATTTGTCTGACTCAGTGGGAAATCAATATTTTCCATTCCGAGTATTTGAAGTGGATTGCGGTAATTATTATAAAACGACAGTTTCATCTGGTCGTGGATGAGACGCTTATAAGACCCTCTTGGATTAGTATCTTCTGTATCTGGATAGAAAATTCCACTTCCACTATTTCCTTCTTCATAAACTGCTAAATCATCTTCTTGTTGTTCAAGAGCAATATTACATTCACGATTTATAATAGGATTGCCGGAATAATCTATATAATCTTGAGCGACAAATGTTCCTAATATATTAACACTTGCAGAGAATTCTTCTAATAATACTAAGTCATCATTCTGTACATTGAATAATTCCCATGCCTTTACAGCTACGAATGGTGTTGTAGAAATAGAATGGCGACTTATATTTTTGATCATATCACAATAATAAGTATCATCACCCAATACAATTTAGAATAATAGATGGATCTTTCTTAATATCAGATTCCCATAAGCGAATAACTTTAATTCCTCTCCTCAATGCCATAAAGTAGCAAACAACATTCTCAAACCTAAGTTTTATTCGTGGTTCTTGGTCAAAAGTCGAGGCGAACTTTCAATAATAACTCCGAAGAAAAGTCTTTTATAGCAGGTCTACTTAATTTTGCTACAGCCACTAATTCATTGCTATCATTATATAATCCAACTGTGGTGATATAAGTCTTAGGATCAGTTATGAAATCAGTATTTCGTATTGTTCCCTTAGCATGAGTTCCGTCAGTTCCATCATATATGTAAGTTGGATTATTACTATAATTAAAATCACGGTTCATTACACGTATAAAATAGTGTCGGGCTGGTACATATTCACTTTTACGAACCTTCATTGTATCTGTACATAATTGTATTGATTTTGCCAACATTTTGTGATTATATGTAAATGCCCTACTTGTAGCAGTCCCCGCTTCATATATCCATCCACCAGTTGTACTAGGACCACCTTCATCAGAACCTAATCCTGCCTGTGCAATAGTGGTTGCATAATTTAATTTTTGGGCTAATAGAGAAGCATTTAAAATTACAATTCCATCTGAAGGATATAAAAGTCCAAGTCCTTCATAAACAGGTGTTGTAGGCGGATTATCAAGTGTTCCTGCTATAATTTGATATACAGATTGATTTTGATTAACATATTGAGAATTATCTATAAAAGAAAACTTAGTTGGATTTCCACCAATATGAGAACCACTTAGAGTTAATTCAAAAAGTCCTTCATCAATACGGTCTTTCATTTTATAAGATGAAAAATTTATAATCCAAATTTCAGGAGCATTAACGGTAGTACTTCCACTTTGCATTGTAAATAATCCATCCGCATCAGATGTTCCTAACAGTACATTTTTATACTGAGTATAGATAGCTTTTGCAGGGGATGCTTTAATACTCGCAGATTCTATAGTAAATGAACCACTTCCAATATCACCGGCAATACTTCCGTACGAAATTGAAAAATATGGGTCATTATTAATCATAACATCTGCCCCAGGAAACATATTTAAATAATACATTGTTCTGCGAACATCATATGTAGATGTTCCGTAAGAAGGAGTTCCTGCCGATCCGGTTAATGACCAAAAATCATCTACCATTGAGCTTTGACTAAAATTAGTCAACCCAGATGGCCACAATCCACTGGCAACTCGTGTAGTACGACCGGATACTACGTCTTTATTTTGGTCAAAAGTATTGAATATCATATTATTTATTTTTGTTATGAATTGCTTGTAGGTACAGTAACGGTTACTTCAATTGAAACATTCCCGCCTGACTCGTTTCCAACAATTGTTAGATTGGTTGTAGTTGTTTTTCCAAGAGTGCTATTTGGAATAAATCTAAATGTATTTCCAACCGCAACTTGAGCACTTGTTATATTAACATCACCCGAAAATGTTGGTATAGTATTTGATATAGAATTTATTGAATTTGTTTGTTGAACAATTAAAGTACCGACATTTTTATTACCTAAAATAAGAGTATATCCAGCCTGAAGATTATATGCCGGATTTGTAGATGGACTGATTATAATTTCACCCGTATAGTCTCGTGTAATAAGAATCTTATCTTGAGCAATAGTAATCACCGGAATTGCGGTTACTCCTTGATTAAGCGTGACTAATTTATATTTCATAGTTTGCGTTTCATCCGTAAGCGGCTCGAAAACTGGCGTATTACGCAATGCTATATCATAAAATGCGCTTCCATTTGGATGATTTGATTGATAAAGGGTATAATCAATTTCGTCATCTGCCAAAGCAAATGATGTTATATTAAGATTCCCAGTTTTAGCAAGAATTTCTCGGCCCTTCTTCGTTAAGACTGCATCGACTGTTATGGTTTGGTTATCTATATACGCCATATATTTCCTATTTTTTTCTGTTTTATTATAATACGTTAATTAAAAGGTATTCATTTAATAAGTATCATCAACAAGTTGTTTTATTTGTTTATTACATTATCACCTTGAATTAAATTGAGATTTCCAACCTGAGTAGATTGGACTGGTGATGATCCGTCCTCTAATCCATCTTCTCCTACAGTTGTACTAATCAATTGTCTACATCGTTTATAATATCCATTTACGATTTCACCATCTACTTTATCATAAGTAGGTGTACTAAATAATGAAAATAACGATCTTTTATGTGTAAGGTGATTTCGTGGATATCCACCTACAACTTCAAAATATTCTCCACTATCAGTTTGAATTGATGGAAGTTTGTACACATTTCTCATATAAATTGCAGAATCTAAAGCATTATATGTTAGTAAATAATTATTTGAAGTAGCATTTGGACTTCCTATGAATGTATTCATATTATGTCTCCATGAATTAGGGAATACTTCTGACCCTCTATCAGCAGGAATAGTATTGATAACAGTATCTTCATGAACTACACTATGAAACCATTCTCGTGAAACTGCCACATAATCGTAGAGATATATAGAATTTGTAGAATATAAATTTTGCGAAATATTATCAGTGCGGTTATGTGAACCGCTTTTTGCGTAAATAGAATATTTTTTCCATCTTTTAAGTATGAATTGTGAGGCAGAACCTGTCGGTTTAACCTCGGCATTCATATTAAATACTATTTCTCCATATCTCATAATTTTCCTTATATTGGACAACCTAGAGTAAAGCTCCATGCATCGCTTGAAGCTGGCGAGTACACATAAACTGTTGCATATCTATTGCTCGTGGTTTTTATAAAATCACCAGTTCCTGATGGTGGTTCATAAATAGTTTCTGGAGGCAACCCTCGTAGCCTCAATGCATTATTCAATGCGGTTTGATAACTGGAAAGTCCTCTATATCCAGTATCAATCACGGTAACTCCATCATATACTACTATAAATTTATTTGGGATACTAATTGCCTCGAATGTTAATTCGACATATCCAGTCCCGGTACCTAAGTCAATTATATATGTTCCTGGGAAAAGATTACCAACACCGCTTATCAAAGTCCCACATGGATATGATATTACCGCAATTACAGACACAAATCCTACTTTAATTTCGGTATCTGTATTAATGCCATTAATAGCTACTAAAGTTACTGTAAATGTTCCGTTTGTAGTATAGGTATGAGTTGGATTTGTGTCTGTACTAGTGTTTCCATCACCAAAATCCCATTGATATGAAATAGCATTGGTGCTTAAGTTTGTAAAGATTACTACAAGAGGAGATTCTCCGGTTAATATATTTGCTGAAAAATCAGCATTTGGAAGTGTTGGATCTATTGGAACAATTGGTTCCATTGGCGCATAAGTTACACCATTTCCTGGGAAATGTCCAAGTTGAAAATCATCCATTATATCTGGAATATAGTTTGGATTTGGCAAGTAATTAACAGGATAGTCACAAGTCGGGAGATTGATATATGAAACATTAAGTCCAATTTGGTTATTAATTGGAAGGGTTGATGTATCAAAATTACTAATAGAACTAGTATCAGTTCCAAAATCGCCATACAATAGAGATTGAGTCATTCTCATTAATGTTGTATTGGAATCATGGGAATAGTGAGCCACTGTAAAATCATAAAAGAATACTGACCCGGTATTTACTTCACTATATATAGGTTTTACAGGATATTTTGGTCTTTCCAGAATAGATGGTTCAATCAATACCCCTACTAAAGCATTGTTACGTGCAGGTAGAACATTCTTTATTGAATCAAATACAGAACGATTGAAATATAATTTGTATAAAGTTATCAATTCATTAAATAATGTTCTGCTTCCACTTCCTTCATTTAATGATGTAGCATATTCTTTTCGATATATGTTTAATGATTGATAACTGTCCGCATATTGATTATATGGATTGCCAATAATATCCATGAAATCTTGATTTCCGAAATATCTTACTACATCTTTGTTTTTAAAATCTTGTGGGTCTGCAAAAAATCCAATTTGATTTGAATCGGGCGAGGTATTATTTCTTGGAGTATATGTAGAACGGGACTTGTCATCCAATCTAGTAGATATTGATTGGGTCACATAATGAACTTTCTCATTATTAAATTTATTTGGTCCATATTTAGAAATACCCCAAGTGCTAGGATAATCAATTATTTTGAATTGATATGGATAACATGATTGTGATACATTACGACATGATGAAGTATTATATACCAACTCTTGTGATCCACTCCATGCTCCTTGATTTACCATCATATCCATATTAGCTGGATATGATTGATCTAAATACTTGACCTGATTATTAAATGAATTAGAAGAATAAAATGGATTTGCATTTTGCCACTTACCAATCCAAGCAGTGGATGTTCCACTTAATCCATTATATCCAGGTGGGATTGTCCCTGGAGGAACCTGATGCATATCAAATGGATAATCTGTATGCATACGATAAATTAATGATTGATGTGCGGGGCGAGATCCACTGAAACTATAAGCATTTATACTATTGACATAATCTTCATAATTACTATCTGTAATAGAATCATTCCATACCTGAAGTTTGTCCATCGCTCCAGTAAACCCCTGTCCATTATGATACGAGAACCATCCTCCAAGCATCAAATATGAACCAGATGCTACAGTAGAAAATAAATAGTTAGTACTATAATCATACGAAACCTTGCTTGATGTTGACTGGATAATTTGACGCCCAAATTCGTTTCTTTGAACATATAAATCAAACTTACTTGGTACCGCATCTTGATTTATGTTATATTGAAATCCATCAGGGAATATATTCCTCCTGACCATGATGCTGTAAATATTACCGTCAAATAACGGAAATGCAGAACTAGTCATTTGAAATATTGCATTATCTATATGGCCAATTCTAAAGAAAATCTTGGCCATATTATGACCATTTTCACGAATAAATCCAACTGACCACTCTCCAGAACCAGAGATAGTATTATAAGCAGCACTACCACTAACTAGTCCCATCAGTATTTGTTCTTTTCCATGAGTGTATACGGTAGCATCATCTACACAAACTTTGAGCAAAAATGTTTTACAATCAGATGAAAGATTTGTTCTGAAATAATCAAATACAGATGAGGTGTCCCATTGATACATATATGCTCTTTCATATGTTGTATATGCAGCTGTATCATCAGTATAATTAACTCCACCATATTCACGTATACTCAATAAACTAGATGGAATACCATAACATGAGAGAATTGTTCGAACAGATTCCTCAGTTCCTTTTGTTTTATAAATTCTAGGTAAATTTAAAAGAATACGATTACGAACTTCTTTCAATCGTTCTTCATCCGACATTTCCTTCAATCCATACTGTTGATTGGAAGTTAAATAATTTCCTATAAGTGTAGATTGCTCTATTGAATCTCCAAGATTCCACCCGAATGTTTCCAACATGTAATCTATAATACGCCGTGTAAATGCTTCAGTCGAGTTATGTCCAACTCTACTTTCACCTGGCATACTCTTGATATAAATGTAAATCTCATCAAAGAAATGTCCTATCATAGATAAGAACGTAATATACTCGTCATTTGACGGATCTAATAAAATATGAGATGGGCAATTGTTGATCAAACTATCACGGTTATTCCTATCATAATAACTCGCTGAAGAATCCATTTCTGCAATATAACTCGAACTTATGAATTGTCCATTAGTATAATTATAGTTTCCAGTTCTATACAGATATGATTCATATCCATCAAATGAATCTACAATATCATTTAATTGACTTTGGGCAGATTCATATTCCTGTGTATAAAATGGGTATATGCTTGAACTTGCGGATATGAAATTCGTATTTTTTTGATTTAATACTTGAATAGATGCACTCAATGCCGACGAGTTTATTATCTTATTTTTGAATATCTTAATCCGAATTTCTGCGGACGAAAACACTACAAAGTTATTAAAATTTGTATAATCCAAATTTAATTCCGTTATATTTTTACTTACAACAACTTCTCTCTCCGTGGTACTATCGTTTAGTAAGTCGTTTGCGGTATATGATAAGTTTGTATTTGTCAAACTAGCATTAGGAATTGGGATTGAAAAATCGGGAGGTCCAATAGTATGGACTATATTATTAATCGGATTCTTAATAATAGCATTGACAACATAGGGTGTAAATGATATGTTAGAAACCCAGCACAAACTCTGTATTGAAAAATTAATAGGCAACTCTGAATTTAATTTTACTAATAAGGTAAGTGGATCTTCCGGATTAACCCGCTCATCCATCATTCCGTGTGTGACAATAGGGAGTAATAGGTTATCTCCAAAATTCAAGGCATTTTTTAATGGAGAAAGGTATTTTTCTTTATATGATGTTCTTAATATATCTGAAGTTAACTGATAATAATATTTAGTAAAGAAATCGTATACAAATGCCTTTGCCTTAACATATGGGGGTAATGGATGAAGTCCAACTGGACTGAATTTTCTTTCTATTGATGCGGACACATATCCATTAAATGTATTATCTAAATCCGAAAAATCGACGATATTATCTGAATTGGATAATAGATAATTTTCAAAATAGGTATGAATACCTTGAATTCTAAATCCACTTCCACTATTATTTATTAATACCCCATTTTTAATTACAGGATTACTTATATGAATAATACTATCAGTATATAATGACTGTAAAAACGTAACTACTTCTCCATCTGTAGTTAAGAAAAATATGGTCTTAATAATATTAATCTCATCTTTATATAACGGACTTATTCTATTGTAAATTTGATTACATAAACAATTTTGTACTGCGGATTGGTATAGTGGAGAAACATCTTTGAGTAACACTTTCTTATTTACGAATGCATCATAAGATTTGTTATGTCCACTAATAGGGATCAATTTAATTTCCCGTCTTGATGGTGAAATATCTTTAATTACAAGAGGACTTGCAAAATTTCCGGCCATGTCTCGTGTAAAGTTATAAACTAGAAAATAACTCCCATCAACAATTCCAAATGAAGATGATATTTGGTCATTTGGATTTACAAGTATCTTATCATTTTTATATAAAATAAAGTCACTTTGTAATTCTGTATAAGAATATGGAACTGAAATATCTACTGTATTCAAATAAGAAAGTTGAACGTCAATATATTTATTGGACTGAGTTATTACATTCCATCCAATAAAATTATTTGAACGATCCCATACCGAAAGTTCGATTGCATCATTAGGAGAATATCCATACCACAAGTCAGATGTGAATCCATTTACTAATAAGGAATGCTCAGTACGATTCAAGTATGATGCCGTATTCAAACTAGAAGTATTGTCAGATACCATTTGATATGATGTAAATTCCATATTAAATATTATCCTTTCTAATAGGAGTGTATGGGAAAGATTCTGAAAAATCTGAATCTACTCTTCCCTGTCCTATTGTTTTACGAAGTTCTAATATAACTTCCTTTACTGCCATCTTATCTGCTTCGGAGCTGGTGCTCTCACTAATGGAAATAATAGAATCTAATTGTGCTTTTAATGTTGTATTTTCTTCTTGTACAATATCCAACTTTGTTTGAATATTAGACTCCGCAACATTATCAACTACAGTGGATTCAATAATTTGTGGTATAAATTCTTCGAATTCAGTATTATATATCGTATTTATTTTGGAATCACCATATATAATATTTCTAAGAGGAAATGCTATATACACTTGATTAAACTTAATAGATGAACTATCAAATGTAATATTCCCAACATTATCGAACTTATATACATAAGTCCCATATTTTTGAAAATTATTTATTTCTTTTGAAAAATCGCTCATATTTTATCTAACAACTTTAAATGTTTTTCCGCAATCAATTGTATAAATTGATGTCCCGTCTTCCACACGAATCAATACTTTATAATACCTATCTTGAGGAAGACTAGTTGTGTCGATAAAGAAATAATTTCCATATGGATATTCACATGATATCTTCGTGTATTCATCAAAATCCATTACTATTTCATCAGTCTCATTCTCTTTTAATGCATAATAAGATGATGTAGGTAGATATTCGGGTATAAGATATTGCACTTGCTGTGTGCTTTTTCCAAATTCTTTTAATGGAAATTGTTTTCTACCAAATACACCAATTTTAGCAATGTCACCTGCTTTATAAGTAGGGTTTGAATTCTGTAAAGCAATACTAAATGGTCTTTGAGTATCCATTGGATAAATTATACTTGATGTAAAATCTACACTGCTAGTATAATCATATGATGACGTAGATACACTTCCTGTAATTTGAATGAGAAACGAATTTCCTACCAAATTTCCATTTATAAATTGACCGAAATAACTGGCACTTCCAGGTCCATCTAACGTGTAAGTTCCCAATGCTTTTCCGTTTACATAAGGACCCGTAATATATGCATAACCATATGTTCCAAAAATAGGAGGGAATGGTATTGTAACAAAAGAACCGGAAAAGGCATTAGATGTCCAAGGTCCATAAAGAAATGCATTCTCAAATTTAAAGTCTACATAATATGCAGTAAATACACTGCTGCTAAAAGGACCATTATAAAATGACCCAGTTGCAGTTTGTGCAACGAACGAGTTTCCGCATAGTCCGGTCACAGTTGAGGATGATAAAGATACGGATGCAGATATAAGACCAAAAACAGGAACTCCTATAATGTTACCACTCAAACCAAACCCATCTACAAATCCACTTGCAGATAAGTCTGATAACAATACACTCGCAGAGTAATTGTTATTAAGTATTAGAAATGCACTGGCAGAAAAATATCCGGCAACATATCCACTTCCATTATTAATTCCATTTCCGTTTAATCCTCCACTACCACTATCGTTAGCAGCATTACTGCTTGTGAAAAATACAGAAGACCCACTCACAATCATTGCATTATTTATTCCTGCAGTTACGTGTCCAAATGTTACACTTGACGTAACTATACTTCCGGTGGAAAGTGTGGAATCCGACCACATTACATCTAAATACGGAGAATAAATTGTATTGGTATCTCGTCCAAAGAAATTTAAAATATATCCAGACCCAGTAGGTATTAATTCATCTGAACTAATAAAAATTATTCCTTCATTAGGAATACTACCACTCAACCATTTCATAACCATTGTAGTTATGTCCATGTCAATATCAGATGATTCATAGTCGAAACTCTGTGAACACCAACTAGAAGTATACCACGTTCCTCCACCATATCCAAATACAGTAGTTAATAAAGATGGATCACTAATAAAATCTATACCACTACGACTACTACTCAAAGATCCGGTGTACCATTGAGTTCCATAATTATTATCACGATATGTCCAACTTACTCCTGAATCAGACCCTCCATTTACACAATATCCATTTCCCATATTCCAACTTTGACTTATTGGGAATGCATATATCTTATAAGTTATCGGGAGATCATAATCATTACATGATTTCAGTTTAATTTCAAATTTAGGATTTACTATTGTTCCACTTGATATAGACGCTGATATAGCAGATAAGTCAAATTTTAGAAGTGCTCTATCAATAAATTGTGTATCAGTAGTCGTCCATATTTGTTCATTTCTTGTATCTGTTCCAGAACCAGTCCCTGTTAAGCAACCATCTGAACCTGTTAGTTGTCCGGTAAATATTCCAATATTATTAGAATTTATGATTGAACCTGATATGTATCCTATAATAAAGCTAGATGATACGCTCCCTACACTTCCACTCCCAATTAATGGAACTCCATCCACAGAACCAGAAAAATAAGATGCGGTAAATCCTAAATTACTTCCGGAAATACTTCCACTTGAAAAAACAATGTTGCCATCAAATGAACCGGTAAATATTCCAGTAAAATATGTTAGTCCCTGCCCTTGGAAAATAGCATCTACATAAACATAATCTCTGGTTGGACTCAACACTCGTTGTGGCACATTCTTGGTACCTACCTGAAGAAGTTCATCAATTCCAAAATTTTTGTCATCAAATCCACTTCTATTTGTTATGTAAGTATCTTTTGTAGGGAAAATGAAATGGTGCATATTTTTTATTTTTGTTAAATCGACGATCCACGTATATCACTATCAGGATATTTTATTTCCCAACAACTTGGGTCTACTGATGGATATATAATACCATTTTTAGTTGCAGATTCTATATCATATTCTACTGAAGAATAATTTCCATCTAGTGCAGTCTTATTATATACTGTTACATCTACAATTGATTGAACTCCATCCACCTTTGCAATTTCAAGATTTAATTGACTTAAATTTATTGGCTGTGAAAAGCTCCAATTGTCAATATTAAAAAAATCTTGTACCGCTTTGATGCATGATGATAATGTCTCCTTTTTGTTAAATCCTTTGTAAATAGTAATTGTAAAATTAACCCCTAAATTAATGATATATCCATCTATTACATTAACGCCATCGGTAAGCATACGGAATTGCTTCAAGTGTGTTATAAGATTGGTTATTAATGCATTATTTGGACGAGTGAGATTTTTAGATGAATCATACGCAAGTGCATATATATTAATCGCAAAGGGATTTGTAGAATCATATGCAATATGTCTAAAATAGTTGGAATTGCTATTATCGACTACTGTAGCATTGTTATTCTGGTCAATAGTTCCGAGTAACATTTTATTAACACCCACCTGTAAATTTGTATTTGTTACAACTTGAGATTTAGCAATTGAACCAAATCTTGATGGAAGAGAATGAATTCTGACTAAATAATCGTTTTGCGTAACTGCTCTACTTTGAGCTGCAAAATTTGCCATGGAATTTAATTTTATTTCTTCATCTGTTTCCGCATCCTTTCCTCCAGTGCAAGGTGAAATATTAGATACCTTCAATGAATTTTTTACAGTATTTAATAAACTTATTTGCTCAGGCAATAATCCTTCGGATGAATTTTCAAACTCCGCACTTACAATTGTTCTAATCTCGTCTGCTTGACAATTACTTACCAATCCTCCTCCTACTAAATATCGAATAGTTAAAGTTGTATTAGCTGGTGCTCTCCCATAATTTTCATTTTTTAAAAATGAAGATGGATCAAGTGGAACATTAACATTACTCAAGTTTGTTAATCCAACATTAATAAGATTAGAATCAAATGTAACGATTTCATCATCAGTTCCATTAATTCCTGCTCCAAATTGAATTTTTGTTACATTATTTTCATTAACCATAGTAATGAATCTTCGGGAAGTTTTTAAAAACTTTAAAATATATGGTACTGAATCCTTATACTTGCTAAGTGTCCCCTCAAATTGTGAATCATTTGGAATAGCAATTGGAACCAACTCTTGTGCTAAATAATCAGACTCATACCATTTGTTATTGTCAGAGTCAACTATATCAAGTATTCCAATAACATTGTCTTCATCTAAATTTATTTCATAGAATAAAGAAGGTTCGGCTACAACGACTTGTTTAGTATAAACTTGACCAGCACTTACGCTACCTTGCTTTTGAAGCAGGAAAAATTGTGGAGTTCCATCTGGATTACGTGAATAAACAGTATCAACTCTTGTTGAGATAGATGAACTTATTGAAAAATCAATGCCTTGTGAAAGAATATAATATGACCCTCCATTACTAGATAGTTGACTATTTTCCTTTACTGAAAGCATATAGTCTGGGTCTGGATAATAATCACCGTAACCATCATCTGTGGAGGGACATAGTTGAAACATATTAACTTCACCCACGGATGGTCTACTTGGTTTTACTTTATATCCAAGATATCCTGCTAAATTTATGATATTTTTTCGTTCAGTTGCACTTAATATCAATCCTTCTTTAAAAGCATAATCCGTATAATAACTTAAAATATCACCTACATACGCCACTTGTTCCATAAACATCATACCAGGAGATGCCGCCGAAAAATCGGTATATGTATTTGGGTAATACGTCTTACTGAAATTAATAAGAGATTCACGTAATTGTGAAAAATCACGATTTATGTAGCGAATTTCTTTACTGTTTGGTAAAAAGCTCTTCTGGATATTGCTGCTCATGTCTATAAATATCAATACATTTGTATTTTATCACAACGATATAACAAGAACTTTTTATATACTAAAAACAAAGAGAGTTTCTATCAATCCTATACTTTATTATTATTCATCATAATCTCAACGACATCGGACTGATTTATTGAATCAATGGTGAATTTAACTATAATGTATAACTTATAGATATCTCTCAGGTTGGTGCTCGTATCATCTTCTAGGTATTTAACTTCAACCGAATTTACGGATACACCTGGTATCCATTTAGATATATCTTCTCTAACTATATTCCCAACTTTATCAGAGATGAAATCGTCATTAGGTTCAAATACAAGATTCCATAAGCGACATCCAAATGTAGGATTCATTCTTCTTTCCCCAGGAACAGTTCGTATAAGATTAATAATATTCATCCTATATGCAGTAAAACTATCAGTGGATTGATCGAAATATCCACTAACATTTCCACTTTGTATAGGAAGATTTAATCCTATAGGGGTGTTCTTGATTATAGGCATCTTATATTTTCCCTCGTTTTTTATCAATAAGCTTAAGCATTTGAGAATAATTTCTGGTTAAAGCATGTTTTAATGCTGGAGGTGCTTGTACTTGATTTACTATATCTAAAGCAGAAACTCCTTCGTTAAGCATTGGCATTGGGGCATGATTACTTTCTTCTCCATCAACCAATCTCTTAGGTTTACTTATTGGAATTGATGGAGTATTTTTCATGAATGAAGATTCTTCCACTGCTTCACTAGCAACCATTGGACTCATACTTACTGATGGAGAATATCCCCCTTGATATGCCGCTGCGCCCACCAATCTTTCACGAGAACCAAGATCCGAAGTTGTTTCATTTAAAATTTGGTTAAGTATTGGATTTTTAGTAAAATGTCTAGGTGCTCTAGGTTGAGAAACCTCAGATGGTTCCTTCATGACAGGAGTTCCGGCAAATAATTCTCTTAAAGATGTCTTTAAATTTATTGGATCATCAATAGATTCATCTATTTTCTTAATATGTGGATTTTCCGCAACATTTCGTTGTTCTGTTACAACAGATTTCCCCATCATATTCTGAAAGGTTTCTGCTATTATAGAAGGAAGTTTTTTTCGAACTTCTCGTTCTACCAAATGTTCAATTATCTGTGTGAGTTGTGTGAGTTCTGATTTCTTCATATATATAAATATGGTTATTAATTTCGTTTATTCTTACCTTTCCAATCTCCAGGAACACCTGAACCATTTCCCACGCTTATTTTTACAGGTGGTGTTCCTTCAGGTATAGACTCTCCATTCTGCCCAGGTGCTAATCCACCTCCAGTTAAAAATACTCGTCTACTCATTAATGTATGTAATTTATCACGCAATGAAATCAATTGTTGAACTTGTACTGGGAGTTGTGTTATTGATGGTGATTCTTCACCTGCATCTTCATGTGAATGTATATACCAATGAGTATGTGCTAACATCCAATTACAAAGATCATATAACCAACTTACGGTAGTCTGCCCAAGTAATGCAGGTTCATTTGTATTATCATATTCGCCGAGATATATCGCAGGCGAATTTATAACTGTTTTAGTATTAGTTGTAAGAACAATTTGCTGATGTGCATCTATTGTAAATTCATTGTCAGTTACTACCGAAAATCGTTTTTTGGAAAACTGCATCATTTCACCATATCTAGCAGATAAAATCATTCTATCAGTATTAATAATAATCTGATCTCCATTTAATACAGGATATTTAAAACTGCTTTTACCTGCAAATTTAGATACTTCTTCACCCACTCCAAATTGTTTTTTGTAACATGTTGTTACCCACTTACTTATCGTCTGTCCACATGTTATATGAATGGAAGACCCATCGTGATTTATATCTTCTTCTATAAATCCCCCCACATTTTTTTCAAATTTAGTACCGATTATAGTTGCTTTATTAGGACTGTGTTGTAAAGATAATATCTGTCCATTTTTTAATAGTGGACGTTGCCTATTCCGAATCATAATCATCGGATTGCCGCCATTCTTATAATCTTTATTTTTAGGGTCTCCTATATCATGACTTCTAACTGTATCATATGCAGTCATATGAATAGTTTGCCCATGACGACTCTCAAATAATAAATCCCCCTCGAATCTCTTAACAGTACGTATCTTATTATTGGCTACAAAATATTTTCCAGCATATCCGTTATATCCAGTAACTTGTTTTTTAGGATCAGGGTTTGGAGCTTTAATAACCGATTCTATAGCACCCGAAAATAAAGTATTCGTATATAAGTTTGTATTGGGTTTTCCAGAACATGCGGTATTAATTGCAAAATCAAGATTATTATTTATCCAGTTATGATGATTGACTTTTCTAGTATAAAAAAGTTTTCCATCAAATGTTGCTAATACTACCAATTCATTTACGAGTGGATATTCGGAAATATTATTTTCCATTGGATATGCCCATGCTAATTGATCTTTATTAGTCAACTTCTCAGAAATTAAAGGACGAACTAATATTCTGCCTATCCATGTATAATCTATATCAGTAGATGAATCTGCCATTTTATCAGACAAATCCACCGGCCACCTGTCAGCATCAATTTTATTTTGTAATTTATTTGTAGTAGTAAAAACTGGGTGCGTCTCGTCTAATACGATATCCAGTACTACTCCAAGTTCTAATTCATAAAATTCTGATAATCCATTTGATTTAGAGTTACCATTGTTATATAAATTGAAATTATCAGATGTTCTAGTATTTTGTGAGGTTAAATTCCAATAAGACATAAATTACTTTATAGAGGATGTTAATGGTAATACTGCTGATTTAAGTTCTGTCTTTATCTTATTAAGTTTGTCAGCAGATAAATTTTGAATAAGTTGTTCCTTCTCTTCATCAGTCAATCCAACAGGTTCTCCACCAGATACATCTATTTGTGTAGATTGTAATCTTTGAAGAACTGCCGCTAATTTAATCAATTGCTCGTCATTTTTAATACCAGAATCAATGAACTCTTTAATCTGCGGAAGAAATACTTGGGCATCATTTACATTTTTTATATAACTTCTCACATCTGTAAACAAAGAATCTAATTGATTTTTCTTAGTCTGCGATCTATTTATGACATCCGCACACAAATCACGAAAAGTCGTTCCATCACACACCTCAAAATCCATATTAGACACTTGATTATTCATTTATGTACATAAATAGAGTCATACGTATACTTTTATACGTATGATCATAAATTAGTTTCCCATTTTATGTCGCAGTATATCGATTAGTATTAATGTCACCATCTTCTATATAAGAACGATTAATATTTTCATGATATTGTTTCATTCTATTAATAACTTTAGTGATTTGCTGAGTCTTGCACATAGCCATCTCTCTAATATAAAGGTACAGTGCCTTTTTATTATATGCATCTATTCTATCGGACTTACGAAAAAGCTCAATAACAGCATTTGCAATATTTAAATCTCGTTGCTTTAGAAATATTTTATCAACATTTTTTTCCCAAAATTCCACAATTAACCTAATAAAATCTGACATTTCTTGTTGAGCATAATATTTGTCATTTGCCTGAAGCTGAATAGTATGGTCATCTCGATCTTCACTTATTTCTACATTTTGATTGAATTTTTTATAATTAGTATTATTTAATAAAATGAGATAATGCTTTGCTATTATTGAAAAATATGAATATGCCTTTGCCTTCTTATTGGGATCAGTCTTACTTAATCTACTTGGGTCAAACTTATGCATATTAGCAACAAGATGTGATAAACATTCTCGTTGCACATCTTGAGGACCTGTTTCGAAATAAGAAAATTTAAATGTATTGAAGACATTTTCTACTAATTTCTGAAATGCTTCGTATATAGAATCTCTAAATATTTTTTCACGAATAGATATATCTTCCTGAAGATTATATGCCACAATTGCATCTTCCGTTTCTTGAGTAAAATACATGCGAGATGTCCCGTTTTTACTCCTCCGTTTTCGTGGATTCTTAACCATTGCTATCAATGGTTCTAATTCAGTTGAAATTTTTATAAGTGGTATTTTTAAGACTAATGGTTTAGATTTTAAAAAATTCTTTTTTTTCTTTTTGTTTTTCTTAAATGTAATCTTTTTGGATGTAGTCTTTTTAAATGTAATCTTCTTCTTCTTAGATGTAACTTTTTTATGTTTTGTCATAGTTATTGTATTTTAACATTTAATTCTTCCATAACATTTAACAATTCCTTAAATATTTGCCCAACCTGATCGTCGGATTCAAATACTCCCTTATCATTCACTGATGTAGCAAATGTTCCCTTATTATCAATCTCACGCATTATATCAAGTGTATTTTCTACATCTTTCTTAAAATTAACTATCCATTGTTCATAAACATTAATTTTAAATCGCAAGATTTTTATAAGTCTAAACATAAATACCGTAAGTAATAAGAGTAACGAAATAATTAAAATTAATGTGAATATCATATTTATTGTTCATCGCCATGATGTTTGGAGTCTAAAAATTCTCTCAGAACCTCCTTCGCTTCATCAACGATATCCCAATCTCTATCTGTTGTTGCATTTTTTAAAAGTTCAATAACATATTTAATATCAGATTGATCCATAATTTATAAGCCTTAGTTTAAGTTTCATAACTCATATATATAGGAAACTAATCGTAATACAAATATTTATTTAATTTTATATATGCAATAGTATATTAATATAGCATATTTGTCAACTTATTATAACTTAAACATTCGCCTCATATCCGCATCTATAGCTGAAGATAGATCGGGTTTAGGTGGAGATTCTACAATAGGGGAAGTATCATTATCTAAAATTAATTGCTTTGTAGGAGATAATACAGGTTCTACAGTAGGATTCACCAACGGTTCTACAATAGGGGAAGTATCATTATCTAAAATTAATTGCTTTGTAGGAGATAGTACAGGTTCTTTAGATGGAGTAGGAATAGAAATAACACTATTCTCTGGTTTATAAACAACTACATTATATGCAAGTATTAAAGCAATTGCCAATGGATCGAAAACAAATATAATTACGAGAATAAACCATTTGGCTACATTATCTAAAGTAGTTCCAAATTGATCTGCTACAAATTTGAAAGTTTGGATGTCCTTCTTCCCGGCTGAATCAAATTTCATATGATTTATTTGATCATTGATTTCCATAATCTTAACTTGATTTTCTTTTATTTTAATATCTTCCGATTTTATTTCCGAATTCGATTCATTGATAAGTGCAATAGTTTGGTCTTGTAATTCTTTTAATTGTAATGGATTTCTACTTAAAAATGCGTTGGTTATTCCTTCTGAAAGACGTGATTCTTGTACCACTCTCATTTCAGATAACATTTTTATTCTTAATTCTGACTTGGCAATTGTATTTGTGTAAAATCCTTTGTTTGATTCTACCATAGCAATCTTATCTTGAGTAGACTTAAATTCAATCGAAGACTTTTGATAAGCGGAACTTAAATATCCAAAAATTCCAATTGAAGTAACTAGCATAAGAACTACTGAAGCAATGCTTAAATATGTCTTCAATAACTTATTTATTTTATTCCAATACCTGTATAAAAATGTAACCGCAACTAATTTTCCTATTTCTAATGATGCTGCCATTATTGCAGTCAATACAAATGCACCTGCAAATAATGTCGCAATTCCATACACAGAGAAGAATGCAGAAACAAAGGCAATTGTTATAGCGGTTAATCCAAGTAGTTTATCGAATTTAATAATATGATTGGATATGAAGTCTTTCATTAATATCAGTAATTAAATTATACCACACTAACCAATATCCCGCCTTTAAAAGTACATGTCTTAATACCAGGAGTAACATCAGTAGCAGATCCACTCAAAATACGAAATACTCCGTCAATTCCACCTGAACCAGAGCAGAAATATTTTTCAGTTGCATTGATTGAACCACTTACATTTAATGAATATGGATTTACCATAGATGCAAATGTGGCGGCACTTCCTGTTCTATCATTTACTGTAGGCCAAATTGTAACTGGATTCCCATGAATATTATAATTTCTAGGAGAAGAATTCGAATTACCATAAACTCCAGGTTCCGGTGGGAATATTAAATAAGGACCTTCAGCTGAGGATGAACCAAAACTACCGGTATCTTTAAACACAGGAGGGTCAACATTAATTTCACGCAAAAATTTAATACTTCCATATGAATTTAGTCTAAGAGTTACAGTTTCGTCAGGTAGTAATAGTCCATCAATATATAAATCTATAGTAAAGAATGGGTCATTTATCGAATATCCACCACTTCCGTTCTGTAAAAAAGGTCGCCATTGTGATACACGAATATATCTAATAATATCATATCCATACAGTGGAGCATAATTGACTCTGGCATATATTGCTTTATTCATATATTGTTGATTGTAAATATCTACATCAATATATTGGGTTACATTACTTTGAAATGGTGGTGAAGGTCTATTATTACTAGTATTAAGAGTTATAGTTATTCTTCCTATATATCCCCCGCAAGTTGAAAATCCAGCATTTGTCTCGCCTTTGGCATAATCAGGAGAAAGAACTGCTCCACCACCGCTATAATCAAATAGACTATCACATGCTATTCGTACCCATTTCTTATTAAAAGACTGACTTATGCTACCTTCGGAAGTTCCTATTGTCGCATATGATCCATCAGCTCCGCTTCCAGACCAAAACATATTTGTTAATCCATTAGTTGCATCAACACTTCCGCTAAATCTATGTGTTATAAAATCAGTTCCAATAAACGAAGGACTCACTATATTGCCAGCCGAATACATTCCAACAGAAGCTCCCGTAGTTCCAGTTCCTAGATTTGTATTGGATTTATAATCAAATCCAAATTGACGACTATAACCTGGCCAATTTACCGGGTCAATTTGAGGATCATATCCATCTGCCGCTGCGTATGGTGGATATACTAGAACGACATTTGGAGTAAGTCCAGTACTCCCTGTTACAGACAAAGGTCCGTCAATTCTTAAATTTCCATTCACGCCACTTCCTGTCCATGAAGGAATATATTTAATTGTTCCATTTAAACTTACATTATCCGCAAAAAGCGCATGAGATGCAGAAATTGATTGTGTAGCAAATAATGATTGTGTAGCAAATAATGATTGTGTAGCAAATAATGATTGTGTAGCAAATCGAGATTGTGTAGCAAATAATGATTGACTTGCAAATAGAGATTGTGTAGCAAATAATGATTGACTTGCAAATAGAGATCCACTTGCAAATAGAGATCCACTTGCAAATAGAGATCCACTTGCAAATATAGACCCAGATGAATATGTACTTGCCGACAGACTGCTTTTTATAGAATCCAGAGATACTCGATATGTAGTTAACGAACTACTATCTACTAATGGAAAGAAATCTTCTCCTAAAATTGCGGCGAAAGAATCTAATTGACTTATTTTTATGCTCATATTTTATATTAAATGATAACAGTCCATGCGTTAGATTTCAGTGTATTAATATTGGTTTCTATACTTGATGAATATATCGATCCGACTATTGGTTGACTACCGGTTATATTTAAATATCCATTAGTAAGTCCATATCCTGCAAGATCGGAACATATATTTGCTTGAGATGCAGGATTTAAATTTGGAGAATTATTAAATGTGAATAATTTCAATGAAGTAGGTAGCGTGGAAGTCCATGCGGATAATAATGAACTACTATCGAACGACATAGAAACTATACTATTTGGAAATGTAGTTGATACACTTGTTAAATTTGTATTACTACAATAAAATTTTGTCAATCCATATGGAAGTGCTGCTGGCAATGATGTTAATGGATTGAATGAACAACTTATATATGACATAGTTCTAGCTAAATCAGGAAGTCTAGTTAATACATTAGATGAACAAATTAGAATTGATGCAGATGTATATGTAAGTGGTGCTAATGACATAATACTGTTATCATTAATAGACATTGTAACTATAGAATTAGGCATTCCACCTATATCTTGCATAAGTGGATTACTTGTACAAGTGAATTTTACTAAATTAGGTAATGTCCATACATATCTAATTCCAGTAACAGATGATGCATCGATAGAATACATATCAGAGGAGGATGTGGCAATATTTGCCGCAGTATTTACTGCAGGTCCTCCAAGAGATGATGAAAATGTAAGAGTTTCATAAGAGTAATTAGTCATTAATCGTAAAGATTCTCCTGCGCCAAATGTTATATTATTAGAAGGACTTACCACACCAAATCTTACTGACCTAGTTGTATTTAAGTATATATTATTAGAAGAACTAACATATAATACATAAGAACCACTTAATAACGCTTCTCCTCCTAATGAAAATGGGATGTTAAGTGTACCGGACGTAGTAGATGTTCCGCCAATATTTACATTAACATCAGCAGAATCAATGGATGCGGTTATCCCTGACCATCTATTTAAAGCAATAAGAGTTATATACTCATTTCGAATTGTGGAAGAAGTATATGGAACAATCAAATTTCCCCATGCTTGAATATCCGTAGTTTCTGGGATTGATGTAGGCGAACTTATATTAACCAAATCTATAGATGCGCTTGAAATTGATTTTGTAATTGCATTTTTAATACCCCAATTTATAGGAATACCTGAATTAAGTCCCGCTACTGCTAATGCATATGATGCAGTCCCATTTGGGACTCCAGTATAACTCAAATTTGCTGCTGTTAGAGCATATGAAGCGGTTCTTGCATTTGCTGCTGTTAGAGCATATGAAGCGGTTCTTGCATTTGATGCTGTTCCATTATTTATGCCAGGTGTATAAATTAAATATGATGCACTGTCTGCTAAATCTGCCAAGTCTGAATTTGTGACAGATTGATATGAAGTTGATATAGCATATGATGCTGTGAAAGCATACGATGCTGTTCCATTTGGAATCCCTGTATAAAGCAAGTATGACGCTGTTTGTGAATATGTAGCAAATGCCGCAGAATTTACAGTTTCACATGAACATGATAATGCATAAGATGCTGTAAGAGAATATGATGCAGATAAGGCATAAGATGCTGAAATAGCATGAAGGATATAAGATGCTGTAAGAGAATTCCATGACCAACTCGAAGTGGCAGCGTAACTAGCAGAGGGACAACATGGAGCCCATGAAGCAGATAACGCTTGTAATGCATAACTCGCAGTGCCGTTGAATGACCCAGTTATATTCCCGCCATTTAAGATATACGAGCGTAAGTCTACTATCTTTAATTTTTTAGATTCAAACTCCGATACATCTGCCAATAGAAATAAGTCATCTACTGCTAATTCTATTACACTTATCGGAGCTAATTCTGTTACACGTTTATTTGCCATGCTAATAAATAGCAATCACAGAGCCTTTTTTACTTTCTTAATGATAAATCGTACAAGTCCACTTCGAACTATATCGTCTTCTGTAAATCTAAAAACATGAATTCCGTTTTGACGACTCTCTTCATCATCAAAACTTCCAATCATTTTCACAAATCCACTCTTTCCATTTATATCACTTTGCTCTGGATCGCCTAATATAAATACTTTTGAAAACTCCCCAGTGCGTGTAATAAGTGTAAATAGTTCTTTAAATGTCATATTTTGTGCTTCATCAGCTATAATAACTTTAGCATTCCAATTCAAACCACGTAGAAATCCAACCGGAACACCCGATACTCGCTCTTCTTTCAATAAAATATCAATATCCGATTTTGGCAGCATTTCCGCCATTTTATCAAGAAGTGGTTGAATATATGGTGCTAATTTATCAGTCGCTTCACCAGGAAGAAATCCAATTTTAGCATCAGAACTCTCCACAGCACTTCTTATATAAATCAAATCACTAACCCGCTTATCATTAATCATATTAAGAGCATGATATATGGAAAGAAATGTATTATGAGTAACTATAAAGTTATTAGTTAAATATAAATGAGAAGGATTGTCAACTAATATACATTGACATTCCTTTCTTCCAATAAATTCTACATTTGTTATGTATCTTGTTGGAACATATTTAGATTTAGGAATTATTTTAATAGATTTTCTTTCCAGCCAACAGGGATTGATGGATGGATGCATCGCTATACACACTGAATATGAATTCAACCCCTGCCGTTTTTGTTCTAAATAAGTATAAAAATTTTCACGAATTGATACATGACAAACTCCTCCTAAAGATTCGACTATAAATCTAATATCATTTGCTAAATTCTTAGAAGTGGTAGTAAATATCACAGAACTTGATTTTGAACAAACATGTCCGTCACTATCCATCAACCCTCGTAATAATTCGATTCTATTTTCTATAGAATCGAATAAATATTCATGTGGAATAAATTTATTCTCGGATTTTAACATATCCAATTTTAATTTTATGATCTCATTTTTTATAAGATTTCCATTGTTATAGGCAATTGATTTCTTTTTGTGGATAATCGAATATTCATATTTTGCCGATGGCAATTTATTTATTTTAACTTCATGTGGAAGTTCTTTATTCATTTTCAATATAATAGATTCGTCCGAAGTTGTAAATGTGACATTTCCTTTTCGGCGAAAACATCCATCACCAAGTAAAAACCCCATTATGTATGGAGAAATTATATGGGATTGGTGCTTAAATTTAATTGGCAATGTTATTGGTATAGAATGATTAATTCTATTTTGTCTAACGTATAATGTATCTTTAATTTCCGATGTCGTTTTTGTAGTTCCTTCTCTTGAGGTTGTCCATTCTCTATGTCGCTTTCCATTGATAGTTGGCAACCATCTTCGTTGATTTCTATCATTGGAAGTTTGAGTTTTCCACAAATGATCCTCCGTGCATTCAGTAAATGTTCCATCTGAAAATGATACTTTGCAAATTTCCTTTTCTCCTTGTGGATGTAACGATAAAACCGACCACAAATTTCCATCTTCTCCAAATATTTTATCCCCTACTTTAATGTTTCCCATTTTTATCCATCCATTTTCTCCTAAAATTATGGAATCTAATGGTTGTGCCTTGCTTGTTCCAGCAGGACCAGAAACAAATACAAGACTTACGTCTTTATTAGATGCTAACTCTAAAAACTGTTTCTGCTTATCATTTAATTTTCTGTTATATATTTTGAGATTTCCTTTGAATTTAGATCTCTGAGGAACATCTGGACTATAATCTTTTACGATGGATTCATGTGGGTTTATCAGGGTTTGATTTATCCGTTTTTTCTTTTTCATCATGTTTATATTTTAATAGTTTATGCAGTTCATCTACTCGTGGACATAATTCATAAATTTCATTTTTTTTATAAAAATTACTTATATGAATTAAATTGGGAATATATTCTCTTTCGCAAATAGTCACGACAAAGGATGTGTTATTAAATTGAAATACTTCTACTAGATTAAGATTATTTTTGTGGGCAAATTTTATGGAAGAAATTACATGTTCCATCATATCAACTCGAAATTTGGAAATGAATTCTCGCATTTCATCATTGGTTGATGGTAAAAGATATGGTTCATTTTCGGAGACTTCAATCTTTTTATTTTTATTAACCATGTTAATAAATATCATCTGCCAATATAATAGTACAAATTATAATTGTGTACAAAAAAAAGGCAAGACCGTTTGGTCTTGCCTTTTTTTATTTTATTTTAAATTACCATACCCGATGTAATCTTGAGTCGTATTGAACTATTTCTACGGGTTCTCCATGAGAATGCTTTTTTGAAATAAGCTTCCAAAAATCTTTTTCTAAGATTGCATTTGTGTCCGTAGAAGTAGAATAATCTCTACTTGATACCCGATTCCCATCTCTAATTACTACATATGAAATATTCTTTTCAGAAATATTTTGTTCTACATTACTAATTACCGTATTTTGTATTTCAACGTTATTTGTTTTCATTATATTCTTCTTTAGGAAGATTTTCTAATATGAATTTAGCAACTCCACGAGCATCATTGTTTGTTGCGATGATGCAGTCTGCCCATGGATTACCAGTTTTTATTATATTCCAACACCATCGAAATTTTTCTTTCCATCCACGAATTTTAGAACCATTGCGGGAATAATTCCAAATTGTAAAGTTGAATCCATTATCGTGTTCATCATAATTATAGCGTTCAACTTCAAGAACATGACAGGTACACTCACATTTAATAAAGTGTGATTTATTTTCCATATTCATAAAATTTTGAATTAAAAAATGATAAAATAAAATACATCGCACACCATGTCGTTATATTAATAGGTATTTCTAATTTGAATAATGTATTCAATGCCCATATAATAACTATTGGTGTAACTACTAAAGGTACACATAACCATATAACTCTTAGTAAACTCATGTGAACAATATACCATAGATTAACAATTTGTCAATGTTTATTTTCATTATTCAAACTGATATTTATAATAAGTGAAGAGAGAATTTGATTTACAACATCTGAATTTGCATTTTAAATGTATGTATAAACTTATATTTAAAACTTATCCAAATAAAAATTCACCGAGAAAAATATTCTTTTATTTGAGAGGGATGTTAAGAAGTATAGGAATTATTAAAAATTAAATGGCGGATAACTGAGTAATCGAAACCCACCCCTGTTAAGGAGCAATCTGTTTTCGAGGCAGTTCTAGTACCCTGACTAGTTAATTATCCATTAAATTTGGCGGAAGTGGAGAGAATCGGAAAAGAACAATAAATCTTTAGTATGGTGGAGATCCCGGGCTTCGCTCCCGGCACCTACTGATTGCAAATCAGTCGCTCTACTAAATGAGCTAGATCCCCATTATTATAATAAATTGGTTGCGGTCGCCAGAATTAAACTGGTCCAATACCTTATGAGAGTATTATGCTATCATTACACCTCCCCGCAATAAAATTCAACCATCTACTTATAACTATATCACAAAACTATTAAATGTCAAGAAATTTCTTCTATTGGAAGACTATACCATTTATCAGGAAAGAATTTTTCATTATTTTGTTCAACAAAATATTCATTTCCGCTTCTATAAATAACAGAAAATCTATTTCCATTATAACCTAATACACTTTCAAATTCTTTTGGTGTATGTATAAATATATTGTAAGATATATATTCTTTTCTGCATTTATCACAATATGCTTCAAAATAATATTCTCCACTCTTATACTTTCCCGATTTTCCACATCTAATACATGATTCAGAAATCCATTCATCATGGTCTATTTTAATTTCTTTGTATTGTGTTGGTATAGGTTCCATTTTAGAAATAATATTATTTCCAACAATTATCTCGTCAAATATGTATTGTCCATATCCAGATTTTACACAATAAACTTGTTTGAATTCAGTAATAATTTTCCCAATTTGAATATCTTTACTTCTATGAGAATTATACTTGATTATATCACCGACTTTTAAATTATTTATATTCATAAAATTAGTTTATTGGTTTACCAACCTAAATTGTGAAAATACTTTGTAAATAATTCCATTCCTTCTTTATATTTTAAATATGCATCATCATAATCTGATTTTATTTTTATTTCAGACCATTTGTCCATAGTCAATGTGAATTTAAAAGCAAATATCATTTTATCTAAAATATGATTCCATGCTTCTTCCGATACTTCTCCACCAGGATATGCATTAGTTACTCCTTTAAATCTAATCAATCTTGGAAGAATAAATTCTGCGATTACTTTATCAAGACACCAAGTTTCAGTATCGGAAAATCCGTTTGACTTCAATTGCTTCATATGCCTATTATAATGTTTATCATTCTTTTTAATATAGAGCGGCATTTTAATAGACCATTTACTAATTAAATTCTTTGATATTTTTTTCATAGCTTCTTATTTTTAATTCTAAGTTGTTTCAATCAACTCATCACCCCAAAGGGTGATGAAAATTTTTAATTCTAAGTTTACGAGCATCATCCAATAATTTCTGCTTCAACTTAGCATCTAATATAAATTGCCTAAAACTTCCTTTCGGACAACCGCATACTTCATCAATTGTAATTTTCTTATTCATAAGGATTTGCTAATATAGATTCTAATGTTCCCCTTGGCATATCGTCCAAAGTCTTTACAAAATCACGTAATAATCTGAAACTATTTGGAATCAATTCATCTGGAATATCAGTTGTATCCGTCACAAATGGTTTTATTAATTGTGCAGCATGAACAGCTTTTAAATGAGTACGTGCCATTAATTTATCATGAGATTCAGGAGTAAATCTCTCCCATGTCTTATCCATCATTTGATTATTATCAAAGATGTTAGACACCTTACCAAATTTATCTATAAATTCCTTTTCTGAATCATAACCACATTCGTAAGTGAGAATGGAATTTCTTTTTAATTCAGGTGTTCTCTTTCCGAAAAGAGGATGAATACTTGTTACTTCCGAAGTATGTCTTAACAAGATATTAGTACTTGATTCTTGTACTGAACACACGTTGATCAAATGCATTTTTTTTGTAAAACACAATTCATGTGCCACACTTTCATAAGCAGAAATGGGGACTGCTAAAATAACGCTGTAGGCATCATTTGTAATATTAAATCCATGCACTGGTAACAATTCTTTTAAAAATTTACCAAAAGATCCATCTCCTATAATATTAATTTTCATACTAAGGAGTATATACTAGATACATAATATGTCAAGTGTAAAGTTCACTTGATTTTACAGGTAGATAACACTTAGAATTTGGACAAATAGTGCATATTATTTCATGACCAACTTTCATTGGTGCGATGCGGCACTTGCGCCCAATCCCTTACGGAATACTCCTTTCGGGAATTTGTCCAAAATTTTTGTTGCTGCCGTAGCCGATGTTCTGTTTTATCTCTACATTAATCTCAATATTTCTATTGGCCAAACTTTATGTTCAGCTGCTCCAACCTTGACTTAATAACGTGTAGAACTACACTCAGTCACTTTAGGATTACTTCTAATATGTGGTTATATCGAATATAGAGTTAACGCTCCAATTCTCCCAATCATCTTCTATGAAGCATCGAACTTCCTCTAACCTTTCGGTCAGCGTAGAGTCGCATACAACAAAATTCAAATAACTGACAATATCCTACACTGAAGGAGGAACATTGTCAATCTTTTTATCTTCAGGTTTCGGAACAATTTCCAATTCGGTTTTAGCTGATTGTAATTGTGCCATCTGAAAATCATAATTTAATTGTGATTCATTATCCTTACTCTCAGCAAATCTCTGAACTGGTTTCATTAGACTAAATGCAACGAGTATATATACCCATTCTTTTGGAGGAACGACTAATGCCCCCGATGACATTGATAGATAGGATACTATTGTCATAAATGTTGCAATAACAATAAATCCAATTATGCGTGAATATGAAAATGATGGAGGATCGGTTGCATCAAGAAACATTGACCATATAGGTGGTGCTTTTGGCTTTGCCGGGGTTAAACTTTTTATTTCTTTACTCATATCTATTCAACATAACTTAAATACTTTTTGGTCTATTTTCTTCGATGGATTTCTTCAATCCTTCAAGATCATCCCGATACATCATGATCATATAAGTAAATCCAGGTTTATCATTATCTTCGACCATTTCCATTATGAAATTTTTAATATCAATGTCCGATGGTTTCCAATCAAATTCTTCACAAATTGCAACTACCGATTCTCCTAATGGAGATATATTAAATGCACATTCTACCACTTTCATTTTTGCAAGTTTATCGAGATAACTTATAATCATCATCATCGAAATATATTCTGGCTGAATAACCAGACCATCAATTTTCGTACGCTCTATAATTGCACTGAACTTTTCATCATTTGTCATAGTTTATAAGTATACCTTTTTAGTTAAGAATGGTCCGCCCGGTCAGATTTGAACTGACATTATTCCTGACCCCAAATCAGGTGCCATAACCAAGTTAGGCGACGGACGGATATTTATGTTATTTCTTTTTAGAAATTAAAGTTTTTAATAGATTTAGGAACATCTTCAAAGAATTTATTGATTTCGGCTTTGACTTAACCAATTTCTTTTCCTTGCACTTCGCTTTAGGAACGTGTTTTTTTCTCATTTATAATTGAATTACTAATCTCCCATATCTTTATTCTATGAATGTCAATGGAACTTGTTTCAATTGTCCCTTACTCAATATGCTAAGATCAAGTATTCTAACTTCATATGTGGACCTTCTAGTTACTATTAACTGATTACCAACACCTATAGGAAATGCAATGGTATTCCAATTTGTTTTAATAAAACCATTGGTATCAATGTATGTATAATATCCTTCAAAATATCCATTATAACCATTATATAAATTATAAGTATGTCCTGGAACAATGTTAAAGTAAGAATCTGAATATGAGACATCATATGATGTTGGCTGAACACTGTATGGATGAATATAATAAAATGTGAATCCTGCAATTGTTGATACGCATATTGCAAAACATATAATACTGACTAATATTGTCTTTAGAATTTTCATATTTTTAGATGGCGGAAAGCACAGAGCACGATTCTGATGCACACTTAAGGCACGAAGAGTTTAGCAAACTCTCATGGCACCCCGGCCATTTTACTTTCCATTGTGTATAACTATAACACATATTTTCAAAATGTCAATAAATATTATAACGAACATTATAGATAATAAATTGGTAGGAGATAGTGGAATCGAACCACTCACTGATGGATGTAAACCAACTGTTATACCGATTAACTAATCTCCCATAAATTGTTTTCCGATTGCAGATTTAAACCTGCCCTAAGTGTTGACCACACACTCGCTTTATTATTGGTTACAACCTTCTTATTTTAAATAAGATCTTGACCAGAATCTATCGGAAAAAATGGCGGATGACTGAGTATTCGAAACCCACCCCTGTTAAGGGGCAATCCGATTTCAAGTCGGTTCCAGTACCCTGACTGGTTAATCATCCATATAATAACTATAAGTTAATATTCTCAAAATGGTGCTCCCATACGGAGTTGAACCGTAATCTTCGATTTAGGAAATCGTAGCTCTATCCATTTGAGCTATAGGAGCATAAATTATTTCAATATTTTCAATACCAATTTTGCTTTCTTTAACTTCTGTTCCGTCAACTCATATTCTTTAGGAGTTGCTTTTCTTTTAAAATTAGGACTACGTAATCTATTCTCAAGAAATAAAATGTAATCCTGTTCGTGTTTTAGTCGTTTATTCTTCGTCATAAATAAAATTATATATCCATATCAGTTTTAATATTTGTCATATCGTCTTTATCTTTAAATAAGAAAAAATGATTATTCGCTTCTAACAAATAATAATTACTTATCTTACAAAGTTTTTTAGCCATATAAGAATATACTTTGCTTCTTCTACCTTCATCATAATCTTTAAATGATATTCCTCGTGGAGAATGACGATTAATAAAAGTAAGCATAATGCTTTGTAACTTCTTCAATACTCGTATCGGAGAATTAGAATTTGTCAACCCATATTCAAATTCATCAAGTTCCTTAGAAAATGTCTTGGTATCATTACCAATTAATAATGGCTTTTTAATATATTGAGATGATATACGCTTAAAAGAAAAGCGATAGAATCCAACAAGAACTCTTGAAATATCACATTCCACTTCAAAAATATCTCCATCTATATTTATATTTTTTCTTAATGTATTTTTATCCAGTTTAAAAATATTATGTTCGTCTGAATCTTCCGGGTCTAATAATTCTGAAAAATATTTTTTCATTATATCTTTTTTATTATCTACAAAATAATTTTCGGTTATAAATATTTTACCAATTTTATCAGCATACCAATCTTTCGCTAAACTTTCAGTAATTACATTCTTCTTAGATGTTATCTTACATTTCATATTTTAATTATTTATCATAAATCGTCAGAAATATTATCTTCAATATTTACGGTTCCGTTAAGGTTCCTATTGAATGATTAACAATCAATACCAAGCATTCCCAAATATAATGTCACCTTGTAAGGATTTATGCATTAAAGAAGTCATTCTTTCTATCTGTCTTCCATATGTATCCGTTTTATTTGCATCATCTGATACAAAAATTATGTTTATACATGTAGGACTCCAAACTGCACTTACCAATGCTCGATGTTCATTTCTTAGAGAATCAATAAATGTTACTGAATCACCTATTTTTACTATTGCTGTTTCGTTCATATTTCTGTCTTTCTTTTTACTCTAAATACATAATTATATTTAGAAAACAGAAGTTCTAAAAATGGTGCAGTCGGAGGGACTCGAACCCTCAACCTTACGGGTAGAAACCGTTTGCGCTATCCAATTGCGCCACGCCTGCATAAATTGGTGCTGGTAGAGGGAGTCGAACCCACACGCCTTTCGGCAAAAGATCCTAAATCTTTCGTGGCTGCCAATTACACCATACCAGCAAAATCATTTTTTCTTTTCATCGGGACACGATGATTCAAGTTCAAATTCAAATTGTTTTTCTGAGGGAAATGGTCTTAACATTGCACTCAATTTTTTTGGAAAATCAAAAAACACACAAAGTGAATCAGTACCTACATAAACTGTATTTCCAGTTTGACGCTTGATTGCTTTTTCAAAAGTCTTCATAGACTCGAAATCTGCATCTTCGAATTTAAGATTTAATTTCATATTAATGTTTCCAAGGGTCTGGTGTTGGTAAAGTCCAAGTTGATTTTTCTGGTTCACCTATGGGATGATCATTAAAAAATGTCGTACATCCACTTAGCAGTATTAATATGATTGAACCTAAAAATAATTTCATAATTCATTAACTATACAGTAGATTAAGATAATGTCAACTAAATTCTTATAGCTGCTACTAATATTTCATCATGATAAAACACGTTTGCCTTATTTAACTCATCCTATGAGCACTATAATATTTACGTAATTATTTTTAATAAATCAACTTACTATCAAATAGTGTAGATTCTAATTTGGAAATCTGTAATGTTATAAATTCTCTAAGTTCCTCATCATGACAAATATAAGAAATTCTAAATCTAATACCACCCATTTTTAATTTAATCTGATGAATTTCAAATCCTTCTATTTTAGAGTTCTTTTGAAAACTAACTAAATATTCAAGAAATTCATCTATAATTAAATACCATAAATGATGAAATGGCTCTCCGAAACTCATTCCATACCATCCAATAGGAACATATTCCCGCCATTTACTTAATAATTTTCTCTCCTCTTCAAAACAACCTTCACTGTATTTTGCTTTAATTTCACTATTAATATAGAGATTAATATCCGTTACTTCAGGAAACCAATAATTTCTATATCCATCATATTTACTCAAGATTGTTGTTATCATAAAACACATGATACACTGTATTTACGGAATGTCAATAATATTTTATTGGAAATTGGTGCGCCTGGAGGTAGTTGAAACCTCATCATATCCGGTTAAAAGCCGGGTGCCGATCCACTGTAGCATCAAACGCATTGAAAACTAGATACCATTTTTTTGGTCTGCTGTCTTACCACTTGACCATATCATTCGAAAATGATAAATGGAATCGAACCATTGTATGCAGATTGAGTTTTATTATGCTGTTAGTATCTAAATTATAAATGGAGCCGGATGACAGAATCGAACTGTCATTCTCTGTTTACAAAACAGTAGTTCTACCATTGAACTAAACCGGCTTAAATCTTTTTAAATTCTATTCCATTTTCTGTCAATAATGCATAATCACCATCTTTACTTAGTCTTCCTATGCATATTAATTTTATGAGGAAATTATTATATTCTACTACAAAGTTTCTATGATTATGCCCAATTAAAACCGCTTTTGTTTTATTATTCCATGGATAGGTTTTAATAAATTCATCTTTAGTAAATGTTTCTTCTGTAAAAGACCATAAATCATTAGGACGATTATGAAAACAGATATAATTACTTTCATCTGGTAAAATCAACTTAAATCCTCTTGGCAATCCCTTTAGATAATCAATATGTTGTTGAGTTAAATCATAAATATCCGACTCAGCTAAAACTGATTCTCCCTCATTATATTTCGGTAAAACCTTAACAAAACTGTCGCCGGTACTACAACCTAAAATATGGGATTCATGATTTCCTTCCAAACATGGAATCTGGTTGTCTATGAAATATTGAATTGATTTTTCATTCCACTTTTCTTTCACTTTAGAAAATAAAAAGGTAATATCACCCAAACAAATAAACTTATTATTCGAATAAATTTCTTTTAATTTTCTAATATTTGTAATATTAGTATGAGTATCTGTAATTATAACTAACGGAAATTCTTTAACTTCAATTTCTTGAAGATTAGGTTTATTGTCGTATGACTTAGTTAGTATTAATTCCATATCGTAACATAATATCATATCCCTTGATTAGAGTCAAGTAATTAAGTTGGCATTATAATGTCCGATATATGCGGTCTTATACTAGAATATTGTCCGATATATGCGGTTTTAAATTGGTACCTCCAGCGAGACTCGAACTCGCAAACTCAGTTTCGAAGACTGTTATGATATCCAATTTCATCACAGAGGCATCTTAAATTAATAGGTACTCGCAGTGCGAATACCCAACTCCTTCCACCGTTGGTGGATGAGATATTTTGCAACCAGAGCACTCAGAAATCCCACTTCGTTATTTCGCCTGTGCTAGGCTGGAAGCAGTACAATCCTGAACTGGTGCAAATTGTTTTATCCTAGAGATACTGTCCAAAAATCCCATGAAAGGTTTTGGTTTGCAATATACTCATAAGGCATGGTAAAATATCCTTGGAGATTTCCATCTTTTATCCCCCAATTTTTTCCCCATGAATTTCTAATTAAAAATCGTTGTGTGGCATCGTCATATCCAATTGCCATTACCGCATGACCACCAAGTAAACGTTCATTTTGGGTTGGCATATTTAATATTCCTGTATCTTGCATACTTTTAGATTCAAATCCATCATAAACTAGAAACCCAAATACAAAACATTGTCCAGCCGCCAAACATGCTTTCATATCATTTAATGTATTTAAAGAATAATAACTATGAATTTTATTAGAGATAGCGTTAGCATAGCATGAATCATATGGTTTAGTTGTAAACTTGTTAATAATATATTTCCATTCTCCCTCATTACACACTCCCTCGGTTGCTAATGTCTTTGCACCACTTCGTAATTCTGCCCCAGAATCTTCATTAACATTACCTTCCATAACTCGCTCATTATAATAAACAAATAAACGACTGACATCTCGATATAGTTTTCCACCAAAACCATTTTTACATTTGTTATATTGAACAAGACCTGCCCAAGCATTTGCTGTACAAGAACCTAAACTCCCTTGATCTTCGATATATGAACAATACTTTCTATTGCTAACTGAAGATGGCAATGAAGTTGTAGAAATTGCTTTAAGTGTTGATAACTTTTTAAAAGTATAATCTCGTGGATCATTCTTCTGCTTTTTGACATGGTATTTTCGTTTATTCATATATTATAAATATGATGAATAAGAAGAATCGTATTATAATTAAGCAGGAACTAATACATTTCCATTGGCAGAATCATCCCCATGTCTAAATGATTTCCATGCTTTGTGAAGCACTTCAGCTGCTAAATTCAATGATTTGAATTTATTTTTTTGACTTTGATTTATAGACTGATTTCTATGAGGAGTCGATATTAAACTTATAATATATCCATCTGGTTTAGCTATTAAAGTTCCTAAAAATATACTTCCGTATTTTACATCAATTGGATAATTAAACCCATCCGATGTTGCTAATTCCTTAAATGTCTCAAACTCATATTTATTCATGTATGTATATATATTATTGAATTAATTTAATAATGAGAAAATTTATGGATCTAATGTTACATAAGTTTTCTCAAAATCTTAAA